ATGAACCTTATCAAAACGGTCCAAAGTTATTACCGATGAATGATAAAGGAAGTTTGACTACTCCAACATTCTCACCGGCAGGATGTGTCATCTCAAGTCCATGTTTTATAGTGGATGGGAACCACAATGATTTCTACGCAGATCAGCGTTGTCTCATGGATCTTTATGGGGTATATGCTTTGGCCTGCGATGGTGTTCAATCTGAGGATACAGTTATAATCGATGGTGATCGTTGCCGAGTATTTCAAAATGTACATCGGGTTACGGCTTATGACTTCTTTGCAGTACCAGAAGTTGAGCAAACTACTACAACTACAACGACAAGTACTACAACTACCACAACAACCTAAGGAGTAATCAATGTCCGGCGTAACTTACGAATATGAGAGTTTTGATAATGTGGCAGGAGGCCCTGATTTACTCAGCAAACTCCGTTCATTTGCAATTGCTCAGGGTTGGACGTCTGTAGAATATGAGACAGATGTTGATTGGGCAGATCAAGGTGGAGGTAATTATGATTGGGATCCGGGGACAGATTATTATCTCGAATTACTCAGTGATGGATATGGAAATCAAAGTCTCAGGTGGAGGTTTGGAGTAGTTACAGCGGCAGGGGATACAGGCGATGCGGCAGACCATTGGTTTACACCAAGGGGCGCACCTTTAACAGGATATGCAATAACTACTACATCCTCGAAAAAACCTTGGCTCCAAAAGAAATGGAATACGGGCGCATCGTCTGATTGGTTTGGTAGACTTGTTATTCCATCCGCTAATATTCACCGAGTACATTTTATCGGCAATGACAAATTAATTTGTTGCGTGATTGAGTTAAATGCTCTTTCAAGTTGGTCTTTCGGTTTTGGAACTTGGGAACTTTTTCCAGAGTTCCAAGATACAGATGAGGGAATGAGAGAAGCGAGTGGTATCAATTGGGCAAGGATGGATAGTTGGCAAACTTTTATAGGGTCACAGAATTGGGAGAGAAGTTATACGAACTTTTGTTTTTGTGATACGTATATTGTTTATCAAACTACTCACTGCCCTTGGTACATGTTTGGCGAAGCTCAAAGTTATCTCTCAGGCGGTCAATCAGTCCAAATGAGAAATGCTAATTATGCCAATGACTATGAGGATTTAAGTGGTGTAGGTTTGAGAATGAGAAGAGCATTTTGCAATAATGCCTTTTCAAATAAACGTCCTATGCTCCAGCCTGCGCTGTATTTGCAAAATATGGAAGGAGATGAGCGGTTACATTGTGTCGGACACGAACCACATTACTACATGGAATTTACCGGACTAACAGTAGGTCAAATCTTAGAGAATGGTGCTGATAAATACATCTGCTTTCCTTGTACGGATCAGTGGAGAAAACTTGGTTGGGCCATGAAGGTGAATGTCTAATGAGTAGTTATAAAGGAAGAAATATAAACGGTTATCGAGAAGATAATCCGTCTATTGTAAGATCGAGTAAAAACGGTATGGGTACGAGATATCGGGCTCCAAGGGGTCAACAGCCTTTACTCAATTCCGCAGGGGATGAATATCGAAATGTTTTACTCGGTTGTGGTTTTATAAGAGGAGTTCCTGTTATTATCTCATCATCGTATTGCTCAAATTTGGTGAACAATGTTGGCGATGAATCTATATATGGTCGGGTTTGGTTGTATCCTATTTTGATCGATGCTGGATTTATTACTTCAGAAACAGAACATACAATTTATATTTGGAATGCTCATCTAGATAAATCAGTTACTGTCTCATCAATTGCCGAGACAAATGTTACGGGAACTACTCTAAACGCCGTGGTTCCTGTAACTATGCCCGTTGGCACTGAGTTGAATTGGACTTTAACTGTACTCGTTGACGGGCCGGTAAATCAAAACGCATACTACAAGCCGACCATCGATTCAGTTCTTTACTCTATAAATGTCATCGGTACGAGACTACTCACGATAAGTCCCGAGCCGAATTGGCAAACACCACCAAATGTGAAATATGGTTTTCAAACGGTCAAGGTAGTAAACAAGTATTTTAGAGAACAGAGAAGACCATTAACAAATGATCCCAAAAGATTGGTCACTGCTTCCTTCTTAATGGAAGCAATGGAGGCTCAGCGAGTATTTAATACATTATCTTATGCTCACGATAAGGTACTGGCAATACCCATCTACAATGAGAAAATGTATTCTGATAATCTGACTGAGGGGCTTTCGAGAATAGTGTTTACCGAGAGTCATGAGTATTTGTGGAACTTCAATAATCTTTGTACTCACATTATTCTTATCAATCACAGTACCGGCGATACTGACGTTGAGGAGATTGACAATATTGATACTACTACGTCGGTTGTTTTAGATACACCACTACCAAGGGATTTTGATGAGGGATACGTAACTATATACCCAGTTATGATAGCCTCAGTAAGATCATTGGCTTATAATGAGCAAACCGAAAACGTGCAGGAACTAACTGCAGAATTTGAGGAGTATTGGAGTGGCTGATAGTATAACAGGAACCGGAACTACTCAATTTTTTCCCATAGAACCGAACTGGGTAACTCGTCCGCGGTCAACTGTTTTAATGTCTCGCTTAATAGCAAAGAGAGAAGGAACAGTCGATGAGATGAATTCTATTACTCCAGACGTGCCGGTGAAGTTAGATATGGGATTCAGTGTTTTTAATAAAGAAGAAGAATACAGTATCATTGACTTCTTTAATGATAGAAAAGGGATGGTCGAGAGGTTTTGGGTTGTCTGGCCTAGGCAACAGTTTATACTCAATAGGCTTCATACTTCTGGAGAAGCAACCCTTGAGTGTTATGGCAACTTCGCCGACTTACAATACCGAGGATATGAGAGAATAGAAATACTCATGAACAATGGAGATAGGATTATTCGTGAGGTAACTGGAACCTTTGGTGATGCAGATGAGACAAGTTTGCAGTTGGATTCTGGGCTTGATAGGGATGTAGGCCCGGGATACTATTTAAGAATATCTCGTCTTCTACTCGTTCGTTTTGGTTCTGATCTTCTCGATCTAAGAGCATTAACAGACCATGTAGGAGAAATTCCTTTTACTTTTGTTGAACTGGTTAATGAGTACGGAGATGTTTAATGAGTTATGAAACAGAAATAGCGAAGACGCAAGTCCCTGCCCTGCCTGAGTTATATGAATTTCTCACTGGAGGGATTTATCAAAGGTATACTTCCTTTCATGAGACAATTAGTTTTGAGGGAAGAGACTATACCCCATCTCCAATAAAAAGAGGAAACATAGAATTTACTACCGAACTCAAACACGCTGAGGTATCTATCACTGCCCCTGTTTCTTCTTTGTTTATCTCATATGTTGCGAACCAACCCATTGAACCGGTTACAGTGAGGATTATACGAGCAGTGTATGGAGATGAGGATGCTCAATTCGTAACCGTATTCAAAGGGCGAGTAAAAGGTGTATCAGTAGAAAACTTAACCGCTACGGCAAGATGTAGATCCGGCAACTCAATACTCGAAGCGAGGATTCCGGGAATTACTTATCAAAGTTACTGCAACCATGATATGTATGATGGAGTATGCAAACTGAATTCTCTCGATTGGCGAGTAGAAGCAACGGTGGACGCCATAAGCGGTTCTGAACTTGACTTTAATGAGATAAGTGGTTATGATGCAAACTACTTTACTGGTGGATACGTTGTCTCGGGAGATGATTCACGTTTGATAACTGCTTACTCAGGGATTACTCTTTCTCTACATATTCCTTTCGACTCTCGGGTCATCGTTGGAAGTGAATGCGAGATATATCCGAGTTGTAGACAAGACCCGGAGTTGTGTTTGGATACTTATGACAACATTGAGAACTATCTTGGAATGCCTTATATCCAAAGCAAGAACCCGGTCTACTGGGGTTTCAAATGATTCCTTTTTTTAATAGACAAGAGAATTGGCTCAAGTATAGACAAATACTCGAGGACTGGATTGGAACTCCTTATCGCCATTTGACAATGGTTAAGGGACGCGGAGCCGATTGTACTTTATACCTTGCCGCGGCAATGCTCGAGATGAAAATACTCACTAAGGTGGAACATGATTACTACCCGAAGGAGTGGTTTCGTCATACAACAAAGGAACTTGTGATGGAAGGATTCTTCGAGCATATTGAGAACAATATGACTCCCGGTCTCAATATGATTTGGCTAGGTAAGGATGCTGATTTGATGAGAGGAGACATTGTAGCATTCAGCACCGCCGGGATAGGAGCCACAAACCATTGTGCAATAATGATGAGTAAACAGAGAATGATAAATTCAATCGAACAAGGCGGAGTTCAAATACTCACCTACGGCAGTTGGTGGGAAAGACGCCTTAAATCAGTTTTCCGAGTAGTGGAGGTTTAAATGGCAGTCGGAGCCGCAATAGCAGTCGGGTTAATAGTCGGAGCCCTAATTGTCGCGGCCATAGTATCTACTATGGATCAAGATGATCAAGACAAAGCGACACTAGATGATTTCTCAACTACTCAATGTCGTGAGGGTTCAGTTGTACCTATCGTTTTTGGAAAAGTAAAAATTGCAGGCAACATTCTTTGGTGGGGTCAAATCGCTTCTAAAAAAGTTAAAACTGATCCTCCAACTTTACTCGGTTTTAGAGTAGGCGATTCAGTAACAACTGGATACAAGTATTACTTGGATATATGGACGGCCATTTGTATTGGGCCTATAACACTTCACTCGGCATATATTAAAGATGATCCAAAGTCTCTCGCCTCATTATGGGCGAAATGTAAAAATGGCCATGAGACAAATGATGGGACTGAGACAACTACACCGAAGACTCGTATGGAAGCGAAAGGTGGTTCTTTTCCTTATGTCACTAAACTACCTGGAGTTGCATGGACTTATTTTGACAAGTTCTACTTAGGTGAGAATGTAACAAATGTTCCGACAGTTGCTTTCGTTGTCTCAAAGGTTTCTACTGCTCCAGTTAACCATGCTGATATGTCCAATGGAACCAACCCAGCCGCGGTTATTTATGAACTACTCGTACTGGGTGGGGCATTGTATGGTGATTTCGATATCGCATCCTTTAATGATGCCGCCGACTATTGGTACTCAAAGGGTTACGCCCTCAACCTTGCAATAAGTAGACAAGAAAAAGTTCAAGATCAAGTCAAAAAGATTTTCACTTATGTAGATGGATGTCTCACTGTAGATGGTGACGATAAGTTTGTACTCACTGCTTACAAGGATTCTGGCGAGACACCAGTTACTACTATTGATACCGAGAAGTTTCTCTCATTTCAATTTACTCGGAAAGATTGGAGTGAGACATCTAACTATTTCAAAGGGGCTTATGTAGACGAAGACCAAGACTTCACGAAGAGAAATGTCGTTTGTAATAACCCCGCAAATATTCGACTACTCGGTTATAAGAAAACAATGTCGGTAAGCCTTGGGGCTTTTAGGGACGCTGATACAGCAAGTCAAAGGCTTTGGGAGATAATGAAAGCCCAGTCTTATCCGGCGGCTTCGATTAAATGCACCGTCGATTTGGAATACTCAGAAGTGAGGGAAGGACAACTTGTTACTATTAACAATACCGAGTATGATATATCGAATGCTGATTACCGAGTAATAGATAAAGACCTATCAGGTATTGAGAGTAATGAGATAAAGTTTACCTTAGCGCAATACATTCACGGCTTATTCGATGATGCTTATCAGGCCGGAGGGGATGCTCAAGGAGTTGTGCCAGATACCACTCCCGCCCAACTTGCTTATCGTGATGCATTTGAAATGCCTTTCATGGGAACTACTCATGAACCAACTTGGTTAATGCTCGGAGCGAGACAAGGCACTGAGTCTTTTATGGACTTACTGGTTTCGACCGACGGTGGCACATCGTATGAGCAGTTTAGAAGAATAACCAACTTCGCTCAAAGAGGATTACTCGATGCGATATATCCAATTACTCATGAGATTGACGACGGCGAAGATGGAATACTCTATACTCCTTACAGAGAAGATCCAGACTTCGAGACAATTAGTCGCGCCAACTTATTCTTCTATGGTCGATTTATAGTAATTGACGATGAGGTAATGGCATTTGAAACGGTGACGCCGGTCGGGGAAACTCAATTCCGTCTCACCGGAATTGTGAGAGGTTTGTTCAATACCGCGATTGTGTCTCACTCGGATGCTTCTCCTATTTGGATAACTGATGTAGAAGACAATTTGATATCTGGTATTTCTGCTACTTCGTTTCATGTTAAAATGATTCCCGGGTTTGGAGATGAGCAAGTTGATGCTTCTGGAGCGAGTGCTAAGGCTTGTACCTTAACTAACAAGGCCGCGACACCTTGGCCGCCTACGAGAATTCAGGCAGTGAGGAGTGGGTCTAGTGTTACCTTTACATGGTGGCCAACTACTCAAGACAATGTTGGTGGCGGTTTGTTGCCGGGAGATGGTCAAGTTGATTCTTATCCTTTTCCATTTGACGGAGATTTTTGGTTTGATGCGAGTGAAGGATCTCATGAGCAATTCGTTTCAAATACTACTTTGGGAATTACTCAATCCGGTGCGTTCACTGCTTACTTGAAATCAAGGAGGGTCGGATTCTTAAGTTCTCAAATATCACTATCTGTCGGAGCAGGCGACGGAACATACACAGGACCTAATGCATAATGGGAAAACTTGCCGATACATTACTCGAGAAAGTAGACACTGGAGTTCAGGGTTGGACTAAAATCCTTTCTGACAACATGCAGAAGTTGGAAGACACTTTACTCAAGATAAGCGGAGTATTAGACGTTGACCTGACCGGGCTTAACAATGGAGATGTTATAGTTTGGAATGCGAGTAGTCAGAAATGGGAAGCAGGCAAGATTCAGCCTCCATCAACTTCTACTTCAACAACCACAACTGCACTACCCGAAACTACAACGACTACAACTACTCACACAACAACTTCTCTCACAACTTCCACTTCTACAACGAGTACAACTACGTCTCTGCCAGTCACTACAACCACTACGACCACTACTTATACAATGACCACCACAACGACTACAACACTCATCTCGCCATACCTTGACCTGACTACGTTTACGGAAGTTGATAGTGCAGGAGATATAACTGTTACAGAACCAAAGGCCGACTTCTCAACGATGAGAAGAGATGCTGTGAGTTGGGTGACTTATGATTTTGGGGCAGATTATTTTGGAGACTTTGAAATTGAATTTGAAGTCGCTATCTCCGGAAGCACCTCCCAGGGATTTGTTGATATTTGCCAAGTTGCAGATACTCCCGGGACGTATCAAGACCTCCTTGATAATAGTGATGGTGTTCACACTTTTATATATTCAAATAGTAGCGATATAAGTTTAGGTTTGAGAGATGAGATAAATGATCTCGGTGCAGGATGGGATGCTTCGGGGTTAACTACAATGGTTAAAAAATATGCTACCTTTACTCGTTCCGGTTCAGATATGACAATTACTCTTTATGATGAAATTGAAAGGACAACTCCTTATCTCACGAGAACTTTGGCAGGAGTTGCAACGGATAAATTTAGATATTTGGGAGTTCTCGCGTCAAGAGATGATGGTTCGGGTGCTAATGCTATTTCTGGTTATACTCAAAATTGGGAAATCATACAAGCCGATATAACAACTACTACAACGACAACTACTACAACTACGACAACGACCACAACGACTACCACTACTACGACCACTACCACAACGACTACCACTACTACGACCACTACCACGACTGAGCCTCCACCCGAGTATATAGACTATACTACATGGGATGAAACAGATCCTTCTGGAGTACTCACTGTTACTGAGAATAAAGTACGATGCGTAGCTATGGACAGAGATTATGAGGGGTACGTTCAGAATTATTTAGGGTCTGCAGGAGTAAAAGATTTTACATATCGATTTAAAGTAAGAATAGAAACTACCCTTGCCCATTCAGGTCTGGGCTGTTTGAGTTTGTCTCAGGTTGGCGGCACTTTACAGGATGGGATTGATGACAATGCGTGTACTTATGTAATGATTGAGAGAATATCAACTCAATATTATGTAGGTGTTTGGGATGTCGAAACTGCCGAATCCTCTAAACGGCTTGTCGCGCCGAGTACTGATATATACGTTGAATTTGAGAGGGACGGTAGTACAGCGTATATGCGACTTTACTCAGATTCTGATTACACAACTCATATACAAACATACACAATCAATTGTGGAACCAAACCTTATCGTTATATGGGAGTTGCCAGTTTGGGCTTTTCGTCTGGAGGTTACTGTACTGCTGAAACTGAATATTTATATATAGTCGATGAGGAATATGGAACAACGACCACAACGACTACCACTACTACGACCACTACCACGACCACGAGTACAAGTACTACAACAACTTCTCTCATTGTTGAACATCTATATGAGGATTTTACTACATGGACAGAAATTGATCCAAGTGCTGATCTCACTATAGCTGAGAATAGAATTGATTGGACGACGTTAGAGCGGGAGGTTGTAACCACTGTATATAAAGATTATCTCACTGGACACTTCGATGACTTTACTCTTCAATTCCATATCAATTTGGATGATGATGAGGTTTCCTCATATTGTGCCCCTTTACTCCTGTCAAATGCTGCAGCGTCAACGGTTGAAGATGCTGATGTTGCCAATGATGGAATTATGATTCAACTCTCAAGAGCTTCAGGTGGTGCGAGAGAATTGACGATTAGGGACTTCTCAAATGATAATGAGGATAGTTACGTTCCAAGTTTGGATACAGATTATTATTGTGAACTTGAACAAAATGGAACGACCCTGACGATGAAGATTTATTCAGACAGTGATTACTCTTCTCTCGTAGATACACTAACCATAACGAGTGGCGGCAATGCTTATCGTTATCTCGGTTTCGCAAGTAGGGAAGCTTCAGTTGGTGGTTATACAACTGGATGGATTGAGAATTTAGAAATAATCGATCCGCCTACTTTACTTGAGGACTTTGGAGATTTTACTGAGACTGATGCAACTGGAGATTTGACAGTTACAACATTTAGAAGTGCCTTCGATACAATGAGAGCCGATTCAGTTTCACGGCTTATAAAAGATTATGGAACAGATTACTTTATTGATTTCTCAATCGATTTTGAAATTGAGATAACTGCACAGGATGTATCGGCAAATGTATTACTACTCGGTCTTTCAAATTTATCGGATGCTACGTTTGGTGAAATAGAAGCTGACAATGAGGGTATTACTGTTTACGCAATTCAAAGTGGTGGCGTATTAGAAATCAGGATAAAAGATCAGAACAATGATAATAGAGATGATTTTACTCATTCTACAACAACGATTGGAAAAAGATGGCTAACATTAACGAGAACTGGAGCTACTGCCACATGCACTATTTATAGTGATGCAGCGAGAACTACGGTTGTTGATACATTGAGTATTACTACCTCATCTGATAATTATAGATACATGAATATTTCTACCGCCAAAGATAATAGTTCTCCTGCTGATGTTGAGTCAAGCGGTTTTGTCCAGAACCTTGAAATAATAAATCCGCCATATGAGAACTTTAAAACTTTTAATGAGGTTGATTCTGGCGGTGATATTACTGTATCTAAGCGTAAGGTTGCATATGACTCAATGCTCAATAAGGAAACGAGTAGTAATACAAAAGACTTTGGAGCAGGACATTTCGATGAATGGGATATAGAATTTGAAATCGAAGTAACAGATAATGAGGAAAATGCTAATGTAGTAATGCTTGCATTATCAGATGTCGCTAATGCTACCTATGAGGATATTATTGTTGCGGGGAAAGGAATCGTTATACAATGCTCAGGCCAGTCTGGACCGCAGATAAAATTAGGCCTCAAGGATTGGAATACTACCAATGGAGATGCGTATATAAGTGCGGGTGCTTATACATTAGCACAACGATGGTTGAAGTTTGAGAGAACTGGAACAACTTGTACTCTCAAAATATATGACGATGCTGAGAGAACTTCTCTCGTCGATACATTGACTATCACAACGGCAAATGAGGATTATCGTTACTTGCATGTAGTAGCTACAAGAGATAATTTATTATTTGATCCTATTGAACAAACTGGATACGTGCAAAATCTTGAATTAATAAGTGTAAGCTAAGGAGAATGAGTAATGACATTATTGAGTACTGGTCTCGAGACCGCAAATTATAATATGCCCGGGTGGGAAAAGATCTACAATAAGAATGTTGAACTACTTAATGATACTTTACTCAAGGTCAACGCCTTGTTAGACGTGGATGTATCAACCCTTCAAGATGGTCAAGTACTCACTTGGGATGCGGGCCAGTCTAAATGGGTTCCCAGAACTTATGAAATGGTGTAAAGGATTTTAAATGGGATCAACACTACCAAATAGCGGGTTGAAAATTACAGACGACTATGGCGAAGAGACGTGGTATTCTGACTTCAATTATAATTGGACGAGGCTTAATAATACTTTACTCAAGTTGAGCGCATTACTCGACGTCGATGTCTCTGGTCTGGGTGATGGAGATGTTCTACTTTATAATTCTGGGTCAGGTAAGTTTGAGGCTAACCCTCCAGTACGGCCGCCGTACCCTATAACCACCACAACTACAACTACTACAACAACCACTACTACGTAGAGGAGAACGTATAAACCAATAACTCACATAATTAGGAGAGGAGAATGAAAATAGCTATTCTCTCGCATTTCGGAAGCTTTCAGGCTTCGTATGCATTGCATGTCGGTTGGCAAGAACGAGCAAAACTACTACAACACTTTAACCAAGATTTCGATTTCCTTGTAGACAAACATTGTAAGGAGGGTTTATTCCCAAACCAGATAAACGCCCTATCAAGACGAGTAAAGACAAGTCGTAACTATAAGGAAAGAGCCGAATATTTCCGAGACCTTTATAAGGAGGTACTTGCTGACTACGACGTAATACTCACCGCAGATATTCTTTATCAAATCAAAGCAAACTTTCTTGCGTACAACCAAGGGATGCGCTGGGCGGCTCCACATCTAAAAGCTAGGTGGTGTCATTGGATACATAGTGGATGGATGCGCCGCCCGAATCCTCTTCCTCGTTATCCTGAAAGTCTCAGGTGGGAACTTCCTGAACCAGAAAGGGGAAATCACAAAATCGTTTATCTCAACTCATGGGAGTTGAACGACGTCGCCAGGATGTACAATACCACAGGCAAGAATGTCTACTGCGTTTATAATCCAAAGGATCCGAGAACATTTTTTGACTTCTCACCAATGGCCTGCAAGATTGTGAAGGCGTTGGACTTGCCGAATAAAGACATCTTTCAAATCTTTCCTCATTCCGCTGAGCGCATGGATTCAAAAGGAATTGACTCTGTAATTAGAGTATTTGCAGCATTAAAGAGACTTGGTGCAAGGGTCGCGATTGTCTTCGCAAACGCAAACTCTCGCAGTGTTCAGAGTGAGATAATTAACAAGAAGTTAATAATGAAACAACAGTACAACCTCATTGAGAATGAGGATTATCTTTTTACTTCTGATATCATGAGAAATCGTAGACCCCTACCACGGAAGGATGTAGCGGATTTATTTCGCATGAGTAATTTGTTTGTGTTTGGCTCATGGAGAGAAACGGTCGGCAACTGCTTTCAGGAAGCCAAGGCCAGTGGGTGTCTACTAGTACTCAATCAAGGTTTACCATCAGCCTGTGAGATGGGCGGCAAGGACGCAATCTTTTTTCAGTCTACTCACAAAACTCCGGGGATAAGGGACGGGTATCCTGGAGACACTAGAGTAGTTAACTACCAACCGAATGAATCTACATACTTCGATCACTATGCCAAAGAAATCACCGAAAGACTCAATCTGACAACACCATTGGCCGAGCGATGGCAGTTCTCGTGGGAATGGATATGGGAAAATCAATTCAAACAATTAATATACGAAGGGAATGAGTAAATGATACACGCCTACTTTACGAATGGAATGATTAACAACGCTGAGATATTCCTGAGGAGTTTATACAAAACAAACGGAGACCAATTTCCTGTTTTACTATCGACGAGAGACTTAACTGTTGGGCAGATGGGCGACCTCCATTGTCTACATCCAAGATTAGAGATTGAAAATGAGACATTGGATATGGATAGCCTGGCTAAAAGAGCCCAAGTATCTACAAAGACCCTTTGGAAGTATCGCAGGCAAGTAGAGAATCAATATATCTCACCTAAAAACAAAGTTTGGAAATTAATGATCGCCGCAGAAGACCGGCCACGTGCGTTGTATGATGTACTACAAAGAGGAGGTAATGATTATCCTTTACTACATTTCGATATCGATACTTTATTTCGTAAAGATATCTCTCCTCTTCTTCCTCACGCAATGGCGAATGAGTGTTGTTTACTACTTCGCCCGAATATACAACCGATTAAAGCGAGGATTACTATTTCTACAATGACGTGGAGAAAGACTGACAATACCATGAAGTTTTTCGAGCGGTGGTTTCATTGGCTTGACGGTTGCCCTCCTCCATTCAGGCCCATTGGGTATGGGCAGACCTCATGCTGGTTTGCCTTTGAGGAGTTGGAAAAAGAATTAGTATACTATAAACTTCCGCCTGAGTGGGCTTACCCCGGCGGGAATAAACCATCAAACTTTATTTGGACGGGTGCCGTTCATAAGTTGAGTAAAAAAGATTGTGCGATAAAGTTTGAGAAAGAGATGCAGGCATTGTAATGAGAATACTTGTACTTGGTGGAGATGGTTTCGTTGGTTGGCCGGTCTCATTGTCCTTATCTAGTAAAGGTCATGATGTTACCATAGTAGACAACTTTGCTAGAAGAACCGCCGACGCTGAACTCGGTTGTGAGTCATTGACTCCAATACTCTTTCTTGGTGAACGAGTAAAGGTTTGGAATGAAGTCACCGGCCGACACATTAAATTCAAGCGAGTAGATGTCGCGAGGAATTACTATGGGCTTTATGACGTGATTAAAAAAGTAAAGCCTGAGGTGATTATTCACCTCGCTGAGCAAAGAGCCGCGCCGTATAGCATGAAAAGCGAAAGCCATAAGAGATATACTGTCTCCAATAATACCGCGGCCACTCATAATGTCTTGTGCTCCATTGTCGAATCGGATCTTGATATCCACCTTGTACATATAGGAACTGCAGGGGTTTACGGGTACGGGTATCAAGACTCGGCAATACCAATACCGGAAGGATATCTCGAGTATCAGGTATTCGATCCAAAGAGTAGTGAGTATGTAGTAATGAGAGACTACTATCCAATGAACCCGGGCAGTGTCTATCATATGACTAAGACAATGGATAGTATGATGTTCAGATTTTATGCGAAGAACGACGGTATCCGTATAACTGATTTGCACCAAGGGGTTATATGGGGAGTAAATACTCGTGAGACAGAAATGGACGAGGGACTCATAAATCGGTTTGACTACTGCGGTGATTATGGCACTGTACTCAATCGTTTTATTACTCAAGGCGCAAACGGCCACCCAATAACGGTCTACGGCACTGGTCAGCAGACTCGTGCTTTCATTCACCTTTCTAACTGTTGCGATTGCATCAACCTTGCTATAGAAAATCCATCGAAGAGGTTTGATGAAGTAAAAATATTTAATCAAACTACCGAGCAGTTGACATTGATCGACCTCGCAAATATAGTGAGTAAATTAACTGGAGGAGAAGTTCAACACTGTACCAATCCGCGAGTAGAAGCAGAATCCAATGATCTCATTTTAGAGAATAAGCAATTTCTAAAACTTGGTTTGGATCCTATCAAGGTTGATAGTATTCATCTCACTGAGATATGTACACTAGCCCATAGATACAGGGCCAGGATGAAAGAAGAAGTAATATACTGCAAAAGCCCGTGGAGAAAGGATTTATCGTGCGAACCATTGAAATGTTAAATGAGAAAAGGCAATACGCTGAGGCCGCGTGGAAAGGGGTTAGATAATGTACGCCCATACAAAGTTCCTGATCAAACTTTTGAAAAATGAACCAGTACATAACTGCGTAGAAGTTGGTGTATTCAAAGGAGACAACGCTTTTCATCTTCTCGGTAAACTTCCAATCGATAGGCTTGTAGGAGTTGATCCATATGTACGTTATAAGAAGTTTGTCAAAAGTCTACATAATCAGAACGGCGTTGTAGCAAGGGCAAACTTGAAAAAAGTCGAAAGAGACATGCTCAATAGGATGCAAATATTTAAGGGTAGGTTTGATCACATGAGATGTTTTAGTGATGAGGCTTCTTATGTTTTCAGAGATAAGTTTTTTGACTTTATCTTCATTGATGGAAATCACAACTATCACTACGTTAAAAAAGATATTAAGTGTTGGCTCCCGAAAGTGAAGTCAGGTGGCATTCTGGCCGGTCATGATTATATAGACAGACCTAAGTACGGAATAATCAAGGCCGTTAAAGAACTACTACCTGATCACGAAGCAAATTTGGGAGCCAAAGTTTGGTGGAAGAGAATTGAGTAATTACCATCTTTGAAATATCTTTTTCTCATGATAGATATGATAGACATATAAGCCGGGCATACGGTAGTGAGCATACCCAGCCCGGCTTAATGCTTGCGAGTATTTATTATCGACACCGAGTAGTCTTCTTCTGCTTTCATCAAATCCGCCACATTTCTTCCATGCAGTTTTATTTGTGAGAATCCAGAAGCCACTCATCGCCCCGAGACATCGTTCTACTTTATTTCCATATCGATTATACAATGCCTTAGCATATAGACAATGCTCTTCGATGTCGTGAGACATTGGTGCGCCTTCCGCCTTTTGGTGAGGATTTCCGATACGGTTAGTTACCGCGGATATCCAGCCGGTATCTCTTCCCACTTGAGTAATAGCGGCTATACTCATTTGATACCAGTGAGGATTACATAAAAAGATATCGTGGTCGATGAACAGAACCCATTCCGATGTCGCTCGATCCATACCTCTATTATAAGCCGACGCAAGCTTACTATTGATATCGTAAGCAATCATTACCTGTATTGGTTCAGCGGTATTTTTTGTTTTACTCATCTACTCTAGGCCCTCCAGTTATAGTTGGATCGATAAAAGAGATATCCTCAATTTCTTTTCCAATGAAATCAGAGACACTTTTCGCTGTCTTCCTTGTGTTATGAATAAGATCATGGAAGGCGACCATTTTGTGTCTTAACCCTGTCACTTCAATATTAGTAAAGAGACTAGAATTATATCTACCAGCCAATTCTTCAAACTGCCCCTCATATTTCTCTTTGTTACCCCTTGCCTTCATTGAGTTAGAAACTTCTCTCACTGGTCGCACCATAAAAATGAGACGAATTGAATCAGTTAAACTTACCTCACGAATGACACTCCACCAACTGAGTAAAGTCAAATTAGTTCTCGGGTCTTTCCATCCCCAATACTTATACTGACCGAACTCAGCGACCAGTCTTTTCATGGCCTGCCTGTGATGTATGTCGTCCGTGGGTTTAATATGAGGCATGTCTGGATCGAATGATTTTACTTTATACCCGCTGTCTCCGAGTATTTTATCGTTGATCCTTCTAAATCTTACATTCTCATAAAACCCGAGAGGATTTTCTCTCATCGGCGGTGGATACCAGTCTTCAGGCTTCCCCATGACAATACCATTTCCGTGTAACATTCCGGCCATTGCAGACGTTCCGCTTCGATGCATACCGCAAACAATAATAATCATTTTCTATTTCTCCTTTTACTCGCTCTCGCGATTTTACGTTTTCTTTTCTTTACTAGAAAAGGTTTCCTCTTTTTATTTTTAGGCTTCCAGTGAACAGGCATGTCTCGCCCCTGCTTATCCTGTCTGGTTCCTTTTATGTTTTTTGTGAATCCCATTTTTCCTTTTTCTCTTTTATTTTCTCTCTTACAGCAAGGTCGCATATCATACGGGTAACAAGGTCTGGAGTTTCGTCAATCATCTTTCTGAGGAAATAGCATCGGTTACATTCTGTCTCGCCATTTGGCAAATCAAAAAATGCTTGCTTGCTATCGCACCATTTACAACTCATGGTAATGTTCCCCTCGTTTTAGGAGTCAAGATTACTGATGGTTCTGTGTAACGGTACTCCTCGGGATAATCTTTTACGAAGAAAGGCCTATCGCAAATTATATCCGCTTGACCAGTGGAAAGCCTTAATACATGGGCTTCTACAGCCTCGCATATCTTACAAGGCAATTTTGGAGATAGTTTTTTATCGAGTAGAAGTCTCAATAATTTGCATGAACCGGCCAGTTTTTTCTTCTCATTACCTCCGCTGAGTCTGGATTTAAGTTTGAGAGATATTAATCTGTTTCGATTTTGAACGTAAGCATAAAGCCATTTCACTTCTTTTAATGCCGCCGATACAAGGGTCTTCTCGAGATTCATTTTTGCGGTGAGACAAAAGTTTCCCCATTCTTGCCAGACTTTATCTTCACTCTCTCGTTTGTTGATAGCATAGACTCCATTGTGGTAGTGAGTATCTATTATTTTGATAGCGGTCATACTACTCATGTTTAGCAGATCCAACATCACTAGCCTCCTTAGCTCCTGCTTTTACTACATCATAGATAATAACGTCGGGCTCCCCTTTGTCAGGATCCCATTCTTTCGTTAAAGCCTCGAACGCTTCGGCTTTACTGGCATACCTTTCCTTCATTGGAAACTTATCGTTGTTCCAAAAAATATCTATCCTTTTGTTTATGTAGTAATCATGTCTCTCTTTTGTGAGGTCAATGAATATTCTCATGCCGTCGTGAGGTTTGAAGTCAGGCATCTTTCTATCCATGTGCCAGAAAGAATGTTGCATGGATCCTTTACAATACCGGCAGTTGATCATGAAAGGAGTTACACCATCTCTAGAATTCCAGAGGATTTCCATTGATCCACAAACCTCGCAGATGTAGAGCATTATGTTGAAAGCCTCGCCATGAGTATACTCGGGTAATGCTTTAGTAGGGTCAATCGGAATTATTTTATCAGGCATTTCCGGCTCCTTCGTCTTTTACTTCTACTACACGGTTAGGGTTGAACATATTCAATACCGACTGAACAGCATTGAGTATTTCTTGATGGGTTTTGGTTGTGATGATCATGACCGCCGCGAATATCTCACCATTGCAGTGAGGACAATTACTCGACACTATCTTCGTTATCTCAGGCTTGAAGGCATCAATCATGAGATGTAATTCTCTTTCACAATGCGGGCAGATATTCTTCGGCGCTAGTCCATAGTCTCTTCCAACTTCAATAATACCGTCTTGACTCATTTTATCATGCCTCCTTTTACTTTTGTAAGTTTCTTCTTCTCTTCAAACTTGGGGCATTTCTTATGCTCCCAGACTCCTTGCCGTTTTTGTTTGTTGGCACTTCCCGTCAATACCCTTGTTTTGCAGTATGGACAGATACTCATTACTCACTCCTTTCTAATACTTATGCCATTTGTAAACAGTTGTTCCGTCCAGTTGTGTTATACATGTCTCGGCGATGTATCCCCACAAGGTTATAGCAAACCCGTTGAAGGCTTCCAACGCCGCGGCTCTAGAATTCCATGAGTAATCTGCTTTGGCAACTACTCTTTTGTTTGTCTCAAATTTCCACTTCCATCGACCTGAGTTTTTCACCGGATAGATAGTTACCTTATGTCTCGTTCCTCTTCTCATTATTTCCTCCTTTTGATTTTTCTAGGTGCCTTGATCATAGATATACATTCACTGCATATATATACCTGAATAAAATGCTTGGGTTTTTTCTGAGTGGTTCTTTTGAAAAACTTTCCTTTAGAGTCATCCTTCTTAATACCACACGTTGAGCATATCCAACTACTCATTTATTTATCCTCCTAATTACTCTTCTCTTCGGTTTTCTTTTCAATCTCTTTATTGGTCGGCGTTTGTTACTATACCAATTAATGAAGTCGTCTATTTTCATTATGATAAGATCAGTTCCCTTCCACCCTATCATACCATAGCTATAGTCAAATCCAGTTTTACCTTTGAGACGTTCCATTTTATGAAAGGCTTTTCTACCGAGTACTATTCTGATTTCCTCATTGTAATCTACTATGAGGGCGAGTTTCTTTTTCTTTATTTTATTCCATCGTTCAGCGATATCAGCGACATTATCTACATTAGATAATATTTTCACATGAGTAGTTGAAAGAAGTTTTTTAATCTTTTTAATCTTGCTTGCCATTGTTCTCCTCATACAAATATATTTCGTCAAGTATGTCGGTTTCGTTGTCGTTATACCCGGCGAATCCACTCAATGCGACTGGGTGATCATAAAAGGGACTCTCTTTATTTTCAAAACAATACTCACATAAGAAATGGTTTCCTTTTTTCTTCCTTCTTATGTTGCAACATGTACATAAATCTTTTTTATCTATACTACTCTTTTTCTCAGGGGCTTCGGGCCTTGTTCCCTTTATCACCGCGGCTATTAAATTCTTTGAGCAGTTAAATAATGCACAACATTGCTTGATTGTGTATCCCTGATCTAATCTACTCAATACGTCATCATTAGAGATATCAAATCGATATCTTCTTATCGCCGGTTTTCTGGTAGGTCTACTATGCCCCTTGGGCTTGCTTGATCTTTTTAATCGTCGCAAACCTTTCATTGTACTCGCCTTAATCAATAATAGTTAGATTACTCATCTTGTTTGCATATTCCACATGATAGGCTCTATCACTAATTTCACTCAATTCTCTTTCATGAGTAACTATTAGTAATTGGAATGCAAGGCGACTAGATAACTCACTTAAAATTTTCCCTACTCGTTTAAGAATTACTCCTTTTCCGACAAACTTCATCGGTTCATCCAATACAAATATATTACGGCTTCGCGGATCCTCAATTGACCACAGGACAACTCGCAAAGCAAGACTAATGATATCGATAATACCTACGCCCATTTCATCTTTTGGAAAATACTCATTACCATCTTCTTTTATAATGGGAGTACAAATAATTCGATTATACTTCTTCTGCATAAAAAGTTCAAAGGTAAAGTTCCTGTCAAACACGGACTTGACGGCCAGTGTTACCAATGAGTCAATTCTTTCTTTCAGATTGTGGTGAGTAATGTCTACTACTTTATTTATTATTTCTCTAGCCTTCAGATTATTTTTAAGATTCTTCTTTACTACTCTTCTTCTGATGGTTTTTCTTTTTAACTTCTTTTTCAGTTCCTTCTTCTTCCATATCAGTTCATCAATGTCCTCACTGAAGGCATTGAGTTTCTTTTTTAATTCATAGTAATTACTCATTCCTAGCCTCATTAAATTCTTCTATGGCGTCTTCTACTTCACCAATAACAGCCTCGACTTCTGCTTCGAGTTCATTTGCTTTCTCTTCATATTCCAATTTTAATTTCTTGGCCGACTTAATATTTTTAACGCTATGATCCCTTTTCATTTTACTTTTTGTCTCTTTTAATTTTTCAACAAGCACCGAGTACTTGGCTTGTATCCTATCGATTTCGTTCTTGAGTGTATCAATCCTGTTCGGCATCGATTTTCCTTTCGATTATCTCAAGTATGTTTTGGTTGACATTGATTTTAGCCATGTACAGGTATAGGTTTTCCATGAGGTTTGCTCGGTAGGGATCATCTGGATCGATTTCCTCAACTGCGTCGAAGAATGTACTCATTATAGATCCTATTTCTCGTTCCCTTTCGATATGGTCTCTACTCAATACCTCGTCTGCATCTTCTACTGGAATATATTTCTTAGTTAGCTCTCGAGTTTTTGTGTCGAGTAAATAGAAATGAGGCTTGTGAGTAAAGTTATATTTGGTCGCTTCTTTCCTCATCATTGGGCCAGTATTTATTATCGTGGTTTTACCCAACTTAAGATTGAATGATCTGTGAATGTCTCCGCAAAGAATTAAGTCAAACCGGTCAACATGTTTTTTGAGATATGTCTTCGCGCCGATAACTGATACGCCTTTTACTCGGTCGACCGCTATTGGAGCATGAGTAATGAGTATATTGTAATCGTGCGGCAATACCAAAGGGTTTACAGGAGGTAGTTTTTGATTCCACCCTGCTCCGTAAAGGCATACATGTTTCTTGGAGAGTAGAGTAGACTTTACTATTTTAATATAGCCTATGTTGACAAGTATTCCTATTGTAGTAGCCGGTGATCCATCTACTCGTAGGTACTTATCATGCTGACCTTCTACAGCATAAGTTTTCACTCCCTTATACTTTTTAAATAAGTCCATCATGAAGGTGAGTAGTAACCAATCCCTCGTTCTATCAAACAAGTCGCCGGTTTGCAATACATGAGCCTTTCTCTTTTTTGCGAACTTGTAGACGTAGTGAAGTTTACTCATGCACGATTGAAGATATTTATCTTTACGGGCAATGGGTTGCTGACTTGACGCATGGACGTCCGATAGTAATACTAATTTCATATACTCCTCTCAATTCTTCTTATCACCTTGGAATTAATGTCTCCAAAGCAAGTAGGACACAAACCTTTCTTCTTGATTAATTTTATGAACTCATTTTTCAACTTCTCTTTCCGTCTGCCCAATTGTATCTTCTCCATACTATCGAAAATAAAGGAGCCGAGTACATCGATATCATCATTTAATTCGTTGATCTGGTCATCTAGATTGCCATATAGCACCATTTTACCATCCAATGTACGGATGGTACGTTTGAACATATTTAATTGAGATGAGTATTCCTTATAATCTGCTATGAGTGTTTTAATATCATCCCATTTCTTTACTACTCGGACTCTTTTAGATAAGGTTCTTTTCCCTTCCTTTATTTTGATCGCTGTAGAGTCAACAAACTCAAGGCTTTGCAGTTCCTTCTTAATACCCTTTATCTCCTCATCGAGAGTCTCTTCTTCTGATTTGAGGTCGTTAATATCCCGGGTCAATGATTGAATCCATTTGTCTACTTTTTCGGATTTGGTTATTCGGTTGATGGTCTTGGTAATTTCTCCACCAGAAGAAGTAACGAGGAAAGGCGGATCTAATTGGGATTGAATATTGATAGAAGACATTCTGAGAACTTGAGTAACTTCCTCAGGAACTTTTGTGCCAAACTTTCTGAACTTCCTTTTATTTACGTAGTAGATTCTCTCGGTAGGTGTCTTCTTTATTTTGACCGTGTTTCCTTCATAAGTTTTTACGGTAACAGAAGTAGTATTCTCTCCATGTCTCACAAACCGACCGCCTGATGGTCGATTATTAATAACCAACCCGAGTGCCCGTAGAATGGCGGTCTTACCGGCTTGCGTCCTACCTACAATAAAATTAACTCCCTTGGTCAATCTGATAATAGTCTTCTTATGACTTTGAAAGTTTTTTATAACGATGCTTTTTAACATTTTTCCTCTTCAATGTCTTGCGAGTAGTTATAGTTATGAGTTCTATCACTTTTGGCTTGCGTTGCTTCGGTTGCTTAATACCAGTATCCAACTCCATCCTCATCCTGTTCCATTCTTCGAGTATTGAGTGAATGAAATTGGTTATCCTCGCGTATTGCTCAGGACTAGCATTAGTATTTTGGATTGTAGTAATTACTCGGTGCTGTTGCCCAGTGAGTTCTACTTTCCAATCGGTATCATACCTTATATGATGCATTTGAGTACGGCGTCTAGCCATTGATTTATCTCCTCATTAATTTTTTGAGTAATGATTTTAATTCAGAAGCAAAATCTTCCCAAGCAACTCGAAGTTTAATACTTGATGCGATGAAAGATCCATGAAAGGCTTTGACCATCTTATCATCGCTAACATCCATAGGGGTTTGCGTGTATCTTCTCAAACGTCTCACATACTTCTTGAAGGCTTTATGCGAAAGTTCCTCTCCCATCTTTCAAAATTCTCCTCTTTTAAAAAGTGTATAAATCTTAACTTATCAAAGGTGGATATAAACTTCTTTCTACTCAATCGATTTTTCTTGTAGACAAACTTTAATTCTCTTCCACCTAAGTAGGGAAGGTTTATCAACCTCATGTTGAGGTTAATCTCTTTTTGATTTACCTTTATATTCTCGTAAGCCTTTGTGGTTGTTGGGAGTATACCCTTTATATATTTGAGGGCCGTCTTTTCTCCGACCCCTGCAATACCCTTGATGTTATCAGAAGAGTCTCCTGCAATGGATTTCACTCGAGACCATTCCTTCGGTGATATACCATATGCTCTTCTAAAGTCATCCACAGTAAATTCTTTTTTGGTTTTGGGATTATAAATACTCACTTTGCGACCGAGTAGTTGATACAAATCCTTGTCTGTGCTTACTATAATAGTTTTCCTCTTGTAGTATTTCAAAGCATAATAGGCGATGAGGTCGTCGGCTTCGTACCCCGATTTTATCTTTATGTTTTTGAATCCCATTTGAGGAAGGATTTCTCTTCTGATTTGAGTCAACTGTCGGTGCATGTGATGTAGTTCAATTAGTTTTTCTTCGGTGAGGTCTTTATGGCGGGTGCCTTTGTAGGAAGGTAGTACTCGTTTTCTTATATTCTTTTTACTATCAAAACAAAATACCATAGCAGTACCATGTCTTTGAGCGATACTATTCACCATGTTGAGGAAACCGAACACGGTTCCGGTGAGTATTTCTCCATCGGCTAGTTCGCCCAAAGAATGGTACGCCATGTAAGCAATATTATTGGCATCAATAAGAATCATGAGATTTATACGTGGCCGGGAACTCCAACAGTTGTTATATTACTCTCTTCTAGTTTTGCTGATACCCAATATCCCGCGGCGAATGCCCTGATGTTTACACCTACCACTGGCATCCCGGGAACTGTGGGCGGAATACCATCTGGCATCTTTGTAATAATGAGGTCACCGTTTGGAGATATACCGAATCCATTGCCTTCAGTTACCTTTTCTGTTTCACCTTCTGTTCCTTTTGCTGGATTCCAAGTTCTGACTTCGATCATGAGTAATTCTCCTTATGAAATGGTTTTTGGTTTGCGAGTAGTTCTAAATTTCTTCTGAACATTTCGCCATAATTCAACTGTTCTATCTCTGAGTTCTGTTTCGTGCTCATGCTCCTCAACCCAGTTTATTGCTTGATCCATACGGACATAATTCTTACTTATACAATCATACTTCGTCGCGCCGGTCATTGTTTTGCAGTATTGAAGATTACCTCGAATGTCGTCAATACCATAACCGAAGACGATGAAAATTGGTGCATCCCTGTGAGGTTCATCAATTGAGGATTTGGTAACGGTGGCCGTACTTATAATACCCTCAATCTTTTTTACTTTCTTACCGCCGATCTTTTTCTCTTTATAGATTTTACCCTTTGGAAACTGGGGCGCAATGCGGATTCGCAGGGATGAGTAGTATGGAATACCTTTGCCACCGGGAGTTGTAATACCAGACGGCCCCATCCTCTCCTGATTACTACACGCCACTATCCATTTATTGTTGGCGATAATACGAGCAGTTTTCCTCAACCCTTCTGAGAAGTCTTTTGCTCGTTTCATACCGTAGGCATCGCCACCACCTAACTCCATTTCAGTAGTTAAGGCGGCGAGTGAATCAGAAGCAATAACACTGATTGCCTTCTTTTTCTTTTGTCTCGGTTCCCAACCATAAATATGATCAAACATCTCATTGACCAAGTTCGGTCTGTAGTAGTCTTTTGATTTCAACATCATTCCATAAATCCTCGAGTATTCCTGATTTAGTCTTGCTTCAGGATCTAGGAACTTTACCGCGCCACCTTTTGATTGAGCACTAGCCGCCAAAGAGACGAGTATTGCAGTTTTGCCTGCTCCAGAAGGCCCATATACCTCAATGATAATACCGCCCGGGACTCCGCCGAGTCTTTTTACCTTTCCAGATATGGCAAGATCAAGTAGGGTACTTCCTGTAGAAATAAGTTTGGTCATTGCGGGCTTGACTAATGCAGGCGTGATTCTTGATGGTCTTGGTCTTCTACTCAATGTTCGACGAGTAGTTCTACTTGATCTTGTTAGTGTCTTCATTATACCACTCCTTTAGGAATGGGCGAGTAATTAATAAGCCGTCTACACCGCTACCTCCGAATCTTTTGCTCGGCTCCACTCATTAATATACTCGCCCAAGAAAGTTATCTGTTTCTCAGTTTACGTTTCTTCTTTCCTTTAGTAGAGGGTTTTCTTTTCCTCTTCTTAGTGGTTTTCTTTTTCTTCCTTTTGGTGTTCTTCTTTCTTTTCTGTTGCTCAGCGAGACATTCTTCCCAAACGTCACACTCCTCGCAACCATCTAACTCATTTGTATCTGAGCCGAAGTCGCCACCGCCGGGACATTCTTCCTCATCGTCCTCATCGTCGTCGTCTTCGTCTTCGTCCTCATCTTCTTCCTCATCCTCGTCTTCGTCTTCATCCTCCTCATCGTAATCCTCATCCTCGTTTTCCTCATCCTCATCATACTCGTCTTCGTCTTCATCATCCCCATCATCAATGGGTTCGCCATAATACTCTTCGTAGACGCTTTCATATGTAGGAATGTGGATTAACTCATCGAGTATTTGAGCATCCTCGAGGGTATCATCATCTATCTCATAATCCCTTTCCTCGAAGCGGTGGCCGATATACTCAGCGAAATCGTTTCTGGTTTTTGGAGGATTAATAGTGAAGGCAATTGACTTTCCTTCATCGGGATCTGTGAAAGGAACTAAAGTGCCTTCTCCTCCGCCGGGTCTGCGACCCCTTCCTTTCATGAGGGTATCGAGATGTTTCTGCATGTAGAACTCAGCAACTTCCCAAACCTGTACGCCTTTATCCTCTTCTCTGGATGAGTCAAAGCAAAGGATATTGTAAATGGCGCGTTTCTTTGGATACAAGGCTTTCCAGATATCCTCATCTGCTCCCTCGGTTCTGAGGGCGAGTCGATGTTCACAAATAGGACAAGGTTGGCCGAATGTCTCATAAAGACACAAGGCAGACTTGTCTTCATTTGATCCAATACCGTAATGGACTTTTACTCGGAGACTATAGGCAACCTTTCCTTCTTGAACTGTCGGATGATTTTCTCCGGCGAGGAAAGGGATGAAATCGATCAAGTGGTCTCCACCTTCAGGCGACCAGAAATTGACTCCGGTATCCCCTTTGAATATACCCTTGCCGCCCGCGTCTTTACGGTCCTGATCTTCTTGCAACCGCTTGAGTAAATCTTTTTTCATCTTGGCACGAACGCCTTTTGATATGCGTTTGTTCTTGCGCTTCGGCGTGCGTTTTGGCGGAGTCTTTTTCCTCATAGACTTCTTGCCTTTCGTGGTTTTCTTTTTCGTGGTTTTCTTCTTTCTCCTTACTACCATTGTGTTTCCTCCTTTCCTGTGAATCGAAGTAACTTCTCATTACTCCTAATGTTAATACTCGTAACGCTAAGTATAACCCAAACAATGCTATTATGTACGTCAAGAATATTTTGATAACTTCTGCCATGTCTCATTCCTTGGTTTTTCAATTTTCACTTACCTCTATTATACCAGAAACAAACCCCAAATTGATATTTAATTTTTTATTCTGTCAATTCAGTTGCTTGGTAGCAAGACAATACCAAACCGGCTTTTTTCGAGTAAATGTAGGATTCACGGAAACACTCAAGGATAAAGGCTGTACGAGCCTCTCCATCGTCGAGAAGAGTACTAGTGAAGTATTTCAATATTCTATATCTCACCATTTCTGGTTCAGCATCTAATTCTTTTAATATGCTAGCTATCACATTCCATTTGGCGTTTTTATTTAATGCTCGACAAAGTTCAATGATGGTCGCTTTCTCATTTCTCACTTCGTCAATTACCTCGTCGATATCCTCATCGTCCATGTTAATAACCTTCGCCAACATGGTCAAGGCTTGCCTTGGCGACCCCTCAGCATTTTTTACGATGGAAGCAATTACTTTTGTTTTGACTTCTGCTTCTTCAGCATCAATAACATCTTTAACTAATGAGGTCATGTCTGGACGATTGAGTCTACTCACTTTAAATTGAGTACATCTGCCCAATACCGTCTCCAACAACTTCTCTGGTTCGGTGGTGCAAAGAATAAAATACGTGTTTGGTGGAGGCTCTTCGAGTAATTCAAGCATTGCATTTTGAAATTCTTTTGTAGCCATGTGAACTTCATTGAGTATTATTACTCGGGAAACATCAAAAGTATGATAGAATACCTTTTCAATTATCTTTCGAGCCGCGTCAATACCCCGAGTGTCTGATATGTTGTACTCCTTGGGTTTCTTGCAACCGAGATAAACACTCATGATCCTTGCTAGAGTAGTCTTTCCACAACCACTCGGCCCGCGTAGTAGATATGTTGTAGGCTTTACTTTATCGTCCATCAAGGTGATTAGGGATTCAACTAAGGTACGGTTGCCATACATCTCCTCGAAGTCACTTGGCCGGTACTTTCGATGTATTGGTAAACTCATTACTCATCTCCTAGTATATCTTTTAATCTGTTGAGTAGTTCCCGAGCATGTAATTTACAAAGGAAGAACATTTCTTTACTACCTACTCGAGTAAATACTAGTTTCACAGTACCATCACTTTTATCGAATGCTTGGTCTTGGTCGTTATTAAAACACTCGAGACAAATTCTGGGTATGCCCGACTTTTTTATCCTCATGTCGTCCATCCTTTTTCTTTTGCGTGTTGTTTACAAAACAGTCCGCCCGGACCGTAACCGACTTTTCTACTTCATTGATATGAAAGGATCATACAGCCTTGAGCCCATACCTCTTTCCTACAATACCGAGGATCTAATTTACTACCCTCGGGATTGCCTGCCCAACTTCCATATCTTTTATCTTTTTTCAAATGTCTCATTACCATTCTTCCTTTTTATACCATGATTGATCGATGCCTGTCATTTCTATTTCGCTTTTTAATGGCACGATGAGGAAATCATATCTTTCCCTTACCTTGTTTTCCATGTACTCGCACATGGCGTCTACTACTTCTATTTCTTCTTCAGGATGTATATTCCAAACTAACTCATCATGGATTTGAACAATGAGTCTACTTCTAAAGTATCGTTTCGAGTAGGCATTTAGTTTTATGTATGACCATAGCAGGCAATGGAATGCAGTTGCCTGAATTGGAGTATTTACAATCATGTTAGGAGTGAGTAATCCTCTTCTTTGGTGGCCGAACATTGTCTCTATATACCCATGCTGTTGATAGAAGGCGATAGATCTTTGTTGCCATTCCCTTACCTCCGGAAACTTTTCCCAGAAGTTTTTCTCTACTCCTTTTACGTGGTTCTCAAATCCTTTGAAATCACTTTTACTTTGAATTACTCCTTCCTCAATGAGATGTCTCCATACAGGAATATCTTCGCCTGTTTTAAATTCACTACATAAGTGCCAAAGGTTTCTGGCACATGTCACATAATACGAACCATAAAACTCGGGGAAGACAAATTGATTCTTAGTATAGAATCTTAAATCTTTTGTGATGGTCTCATCGGTGAGTACAAATATCTCTTCTGCTTGATCCCTATGCATATCGGTTGTCTCATCTTCTACATAGGCAATGAGGTTTTCATCTTTAGTGTAGCAAGCGATAATACGGACCTCCTGACTTCCATAATCGCCAAAGCCTAACCGGCAACCCAACTCAGGCTTGAATCCAGAGCGAGTAGACTTCTTGGCTTCTTCTTCTCTAGTAGGAACATTTTGTAAATTTGGATCACTGGAACTACTTCTATATGACCGAGGGATATGTAGATCAATGAAGGCATGTATATGGCCGTCTACAATTTCCTTCGTAATTTGATGCATGTAAGTACCCTTGGTTTTTTTCAACTTCTTCCACTCAACTAACTTCTTTGCAAAAACCACATTCAATGACTCCAATACCTCGGCCGTCATTCTAGTATTGCCTTTCTCGGTTTTCTCAGTTAGCTTTACTCCCATTACATTTTTAAACAATTTGATTTGATCGTGAGATGATCCAAGATTAATGTCTCGTTTATACTTCTTTTTGAATTTCTTCGCCCACTTGCTGTCCATCAATTTACCTTCTAACTTTTCAATCTTCTCACCTAGTGAGATATCCTCCTCAATGTAGTAGAGTTCATCGACCGGAAATCCCCTTAGTTGAGTATCCGAAAATGCAAGCAGGCCACGATGAGTCAAATCATATGCCCTTGATAGATCCTCACTGCGCTTGATTATACCGCGTTGCAAAAAGAAAAGGCTTCTGGTGATAGCGGAGTCAAGGCCACAATACATGAGTAATTCTTCAAGTGGAAACTCGCCCAATCTATTTCTACCAGTACCCGGCACTTCTTTCATGTATGGCTTTACTCTTTTATCGTAGCCCACAATACCGAAATGGATGTATGCTTGGAACTTCAAGCCAGTGTAGTCTTTCCTGTCATCGATTATATGAGACGCGTTCATGGTACACCACAACCAACTAACTACTCGTCTCATTTTAAAGGTTACCCTACTCCATATATCCTCAAACTTTAAGTTTTGAGCCACCTTCTTTATATTGGGATGTTCGAGATATTCAACCACGTAAGATATTACTATTTCGTAGTCGTCATTATCCCAATGAGTATAATCAATAGGGAAGGAGAATGTCTCACGAGGAGTTGAAATACTCATACACCATATCTTTCTCATTGGATTGAAAGGCTTGACCGCAGATGTCTCATAATCGAAAGTAGAAATCACTTTTATTTTATCGGCCCTAGAGAAAAGATCATTGAAACATTTCTGCAGGGTGATCATGTCAGTTACTATTTTTACTTTCTTCTTGAAGTTTATAAATTTAGGAGGCTCCAGATCCAACCATTCAACGGCTTTATCAAGGTCTCTATCAATCAACCCCTCTATATTTTTATCATAGTAGACATACCCTCGCTTGGTTTTCTTTTTCGACCTGAGTAAAAAGGAGGGATGATACATAGGGACTATCCACGCCTTTGTCTTCTTATCTGGAATGCATAATCCTCGCCATCTTGAAATACTCAATCTGGAGAATCTTCCTAAGTAAAAAGACTCAATAGCAGATGCACCTACTAACCATATAAATTCTGGTCTGAGTTTTTTAATGAGGTTATCTACGTAATACTCTTTACAACACTTGATTTGTTTGCGCGTAGGTTTTTTATTCTTTACTGGCCTGCAATTGACGGCATTGATTTTCCAGAAGTCTCTTTCCAGATCCAGATCATGAGGTTCTAACTTCTCACGAAATAAACTTCCTGATGAACCAATGAATTGAGTGCCCGGGTCAAAGTATTGGTTCCCCTCATCTTCTTCTCGGCCGGGAGCCTCGCCAATGAGTAATACCTTTAGCCTTCCTTTGCCAGTGACCTTCATTTTAGGAGTCACGCAACCCTTCCACAATCCACATATCTCACAATGGGTTTTGGAAACACCTGAACCAGTAGGCTTCTTGACTTCCTTCTTAGAAAAGAATCCTTTCATTATTCATCCTCATCATCTTGGTCATGTAGTAGAGCAATTAAATGAGTAAAGTTCTCGGTCTCGAACTTTGCTCGGTCTTCCCCTAATACCATCTTGTGAGCATCCCTTATTATATGCATGAGGAAGCCCGGGTTGATGGTAAAGGTAGGGACTCTTTTCTTCAAGGCTTTCCTCAATACTACATCCGAAGTCGCTTCTCCAATATCAGGATCTTTGGTTAAGAAGTTGATGTTCTTCTTTTTCATTTTTACTTCCATCCAAGAAAAACCGTGCTCATCTTCTATCGCCATAGGAGCCACGTACCGTATGGCTTCTACAGTAGCCTTGATTGGAAAAGTAATAGTAGTAATTGGATCAAAGTCGAAATGCTCTTTATAATCAGGAAACTCAGCGGTGATAATACGAGCACAGAATTTCCTCTTCTTACTTTCATCCGTAAAATAAATCCATCTATCCTTGATACAGTACAGGCTCAAACCCTCATACATGATCAATTCCCTGATCGATTTGGCCGGTATCAATACTTCTTCATCAATACCATGTTCCATAACATATTCGGAAATCCTCACTTCGTCGGTGGCGGCTACTACATCATCATTGATGGAGACACAAGACATCGCCGGTTCATTCATCTCTTTAGAAGCGGACGGGTAGCACATGTTCAGGGCTCGCATAAAATCAGGAGGAGTAGTTTTCCATTTCCTCTTCTTCTTTATACCCATTGACTTCACTGACTCCATGAGTTCAGGAACTTTTACTACATTGATTTTAGCAGTAGTGTTATCTGTCTTGATAACCAACTTTCCCGCATCCACAAACAAGTCGGCCTTACCCGACTTGGGGAGAACCGAGTAAAACTTTTTCGCAGGCAAGGCGCACTCAAGGTTTGTTCTATGCTTTATGAATACACAGATCCTATCGTTATAAGACACAATACCATCGCCAGTAAAGATGATGTATTTATAAAACTCCTCGGTTCTAGCATCATCCAAAGGTCTCAATACTTTTGAAATCAAATTACTCAATTCTCCGCAATCCATTATTTGTCCTCCTTTATTCTAAAATGAGTATGTATTATACCATTATCATCTACCCATACTATTACTTCTAACAACATAATACCTCCTATGTTCTTTTACTCAATCCAAAGCCTATTTTTTTCACCATCGCCTTCTTTTCAGGATCCATATAATCGGCTCCAGTTATTTCCGCTTCTACTCGGTTTTTTATAATACTCACATTTGATTTATATAACTCCAACCCTACCCAACGGCGGTGCAACCTTTCAGCCGCCACTGCAGTAGTACCACTACCCATGAATACATCAAGTACTCGGCAAGGTTTTATCTTCTTGGTTTTGCAGGAGCATTGTTTCTCCCATCCAACTGTTTCTCTATACTGCGCCGGTTCCCCATCTGCAAGGTCTACTGATGAACGTAGTAGTCCAATACCTCGCTCTTCTTTTTTGATGCGAGGCTTCCTTTTTAATTTGATCCTTTTAATCTTTCGAGTATATGGAGTTCCGCACTTGGCACAACATCCATGCTCGGATGTACCGGCCTTGATGCATTGAATAGGCAACTCTATAGGGAAGGTGGCCCAGTGTTTAAGATTCTTTTCCTTCTTATTACCCATGAGCCAAACGTCTCGAGGAAATGTACCGCGGGGAGTGAGTATTGCAAACTGGTCGTAATAATACTTCTCATTCTTAGTTAATAAAAAGATATGTTCATGTGAAGACATGGGCCTATTCCTTACTGAGTTAGGCATGAAAGACTTTTTGTGCCAGATGATATCGGCCCTTAAATACCATCCCGCTTGTCTCATTGCAAAGGCGGTCAACCAAGGGATACCGAGTAGATCCCTTTTCTTTACTCCCGGTGCTTTCCTCGGTTCCTTTATTCTCGATACTCCAGATGATTGTCTTTTTCCACCCGGGTCGAAGTCACTTCCAAACAAGCCCGAGTCATTGTAGCAGTCGCCAAGATTCAACCATATAGTACCATCGTCCCTCAATACTCGTTTGACTTTGCTGAATAGCTTTACTAGGTTGGCGACATACTCATCGGGAGTTTCTTCTTGTCCTAACTCGCCTTTGGTTTCCTCATCATCTAGGTCGTATGATCTTAGTCTCCAATAGGGAGGAGAAGTAATAACGGTCTGGATTGATTTGGATTTTACTTTTCGGATTGACTTGAGACAATCTCCTCGGAAGATTTTGCCGTGGGTTTTCATTATACCATCTCCTTTTCTGAGGTAGGAAACACCAAGGCCCGAGTCACTTTACTCATGACCCGGGCCTTAATTACTCACATGAACGAATGGAGACAGGTGGTTATTTGGTCATGTACCATCCTGCTTTCGTGAAAGCCTTTCTTACGGCCTTGACCTGACCATCAGTAGCACCGCTTTCTTGGGCGAAGGTAACAACCTTTTTAATGACCAGTTTCAATTTCTTTTTGTCCGACTTCTTCGCCGGCATTTTGTAGGCTTTACCTTTCTCACCCTCAAACTTGATCCGGAACTTGTCACCATCAACGGCCGCCGACATTTTCTTTGTGGCAACCCTTGTGCGGGTTTTCGGTGAGGAGTCGGCCTGTCCGCCCTTGGTTTTCTTACCTTTTTTCTTGATGGTTTTTTTGCCTTTCTTTCCCTTGGCGGTTTTCTTGGCTTCGGCCGCTTTCTTTTTCTCAAGGGCCTTTTCGATTTGCTTGCGGGCCTTTTTGACATTTTTCTTGAGAACTTTTTTGATAGCGATTTTGAGTTTGTTCTCTTTGATGAAGATATTGAGTTCTTTTGGAGTCATATCATGGATGTCGTCTTCTTCATCCTCCTCCTCATCCTCATCTTCTTCCTCATCTTCTTCCTCATCTTCTTCCTCATCTTCATCATCATCGCCATCGTCGTCCTCATCATCCTCATCGTCTTCGTCGTCCTCATCATCTTCGTCGTCTTCGTCTTCGTCCTCATCTTCGTCCTCATCCTCATCAACTTCCTCATCCACATCATCGTCCTCTTCTTCCTCATTTTCAGAGAGAGAATTGTAGAATTCAAATGCATCATCCGGAAGATCATCGGTGAGACCTTCATCATCCAACTTCTCGACATTGGCGACGAATTGTTCGACCATTTTGCCTTTCTTCAACCCGACCAGTTTGATCTTTTTCTTCATCAAACCAGAGTCGTTAAGTGATTTACAGGCACCTTTGAGTTGGTTAAAATTGATTGCTGACAAATCCATGTTGAACCTCCTAATATAAAATGATTAATGGAACATAAAAAACAATGGCCTTTTCCATTGTTGCTTCTAATTCTATTATACCAGAATCTTTTGCCAAAGTGCGATTTAATCTTTATTTATTTTGGACTCCTTTGGCATAAGCAAGAAGTCTCCCAGACCCTTTATTCATGGGCTTTTACGGGACTCTAGTGATTGTCAAAAGGAGTATTGTACATCCATTCAGAATCGAAAACTGGATTTCCTATACCAAGGGCTTGAAGGGTGATTACCTCTTTTCGCGTAATCTCGAAGTGTCTATGGTTTATCATTCCATATCTCATATACCCATTTGCCCTTTCCCGGGGCGTTTGGTTTAATGTAAACATGGCGTCGCAGTGGGCCAATTTCCTCACATCTTCCGAGACATTTGTTTCACTCAGGCTTTCAATTTCAAAAGACTTTCGATTTCCTTGAGTCGCAGTGACTACGAGACAATTGAACTCTACCGACAAGTTTTTTAAGTATTTCCATATATGGTCAACCCTGCCCCGTTCAGATAAAGTTCTCATCTCATCGGGTTCTAGTTGGATCAAATCGGCGTAATCCAATACCAATATATCTGGAGTTTTCTTTTTCGTTTTGGTTACTTCAATCATGTCGTTTCTTATGTTGGCAAGGGTTCCGTCAAATGAGTAAGACTTGGTTGTCAGGTCTCCTCCTCCGTGGATCTTAAAGTTTTTCATATGAGTAGAAACAATACGAGGAGTCATCTTCTTTGTTTTTAAATTGTAATACCAAACGGCGGGAATGAACTTGTCTCTTATTTTTTGCTTCTCATGATTGCGACAGGCGGTGCATGGTTTATATCTCATCCGTGGTTTGAACTCAGGTAGTATTAACTCGCCTTCATCACTCACTCCTATAGCAAGTTTTACTGGGTTCGTTCTTCTATCAAGTCGGCATGAACCATCTTGGTTACTGAGACAATCGAAACAAGGCACTTTCGTCATACCGCCCTCATCACTCGTTCCTGTCATCATTTTATACATTCTTCTTGCTTGTTCCCGCGGCGACATTTCCAATGAGGCTTTGAATACAAATAAGCCTTTCCATAGTCCCTGCAGGCCTATATGATCAAGGTTCCATGACTTTCCTCTTTTCATCGGGGCGAGTATTGCTATCAACCACTTGCGTTTCAACATACCGAGTAGTTCACCAAGGTCTCCATCACATTGTAGTAGTTCCTCGGTTCTATCCTCATCGGACGAATACTCATTGATAATAGCCTTGTTCATGGAGTCATGCATATCATCTACTTTATCGAGTCCAGTGAGACTATAATACCCGCCCTCCATATATAACTCCGTAAGTTTTTTCGCCCTATCAAACTTACCCGCTTTTGTAAGTCTACTCACGTCCTCAAGCATTACTATAATACCACGTTCCTGAAAATACTTATCCGCCTTCTTCAATAGGTATTTGTAATTGAATTTCTTGCGGTAGACATACTCATCGGAAAGGTTTGATAGGAAAGCTTCTACAAGTAGTTGAGTAGTTGCAGTTAGGGATTCTTTTTCTAGTTCAAATATAGTCTCTATTCTTTTCCTTGGTGCTTTGCCTTCTGAATCGAAATACTCAATACACCACTTCGTTATTATTGAGGAGTGATCCATCGCAAACAGTCGTGGGTTCAAATGGTCTCTTATTTTCTCCAAGAATTTGTGAGAGGTAATTATACCAGTGAGTATAAGTTTTTCAATTGAACTATCTACTAGTACTCGTCTTAGTTTTTTTCTTCTCATTATCAATCATCCTTTGTCTGTGGGTTTCTATGGTAGGGGCTTCTTCTCTATCCCAACTCCTTTCGAGTCGGATGAACATATGTCTCGTTTTCTTTACGGACCGTTGAGATAGTTTTTTACTAAAGTTTTCATAAAGGAAGGGCATCCTCAATATTTTAGTACTACTCATTCCGGCTTCGCGGACGGTATTAACAAACACCTGAACGGGACTAACTCCTTTTTGTAGTTTGTATTTACTCACCGTGTTGGAGAATAATTTTGATGATCGCATTAACTCCGGTATTGTGGCCTTAAAACCAGTTGCTAGCAGTACCTCCTTTCCAATTGTTTTCGCCAACTTCTCATTTCCTTGTGAGTATTTATAGACAAGGCCGGTATTACCGCACTCCTCAAACCATGAATCGTGGTTGAAAGTAAATCCTGTACGCTGTTTTGTTTCGGTAGTGAATGAGAAGAATTCGGCGAGGTTTACTACAAGGCCTGGAGGGTGGAAGGGTATGCGATGCTGTAGGTCTGTTTTTGTGAGAAGCCAAAAGTATTTATCAATACGAGTACAAATGTCTTTGCGTGAGTAGTTCTTCAATGCTCTTCTCACTTGTAAATCTATCTTGCTATAAAGTCTCGTCCCGCCGTTATTGTGTACGGTCAAGGGTTTACCTTTGGAGTTCCAATGCTTAAGAATATACTTAGTCCAACTTCTACTACTTCGTTTAAGTTTTTGTCTACGTTGAGCAGGAGATAACCTAGTGGCGGTTTCCGCCACTATCTTTTCCGAAGGAAAAGATTTCTTCTTATTCTTTATACTAGTACTAGTACTCTTAGTGGTGACATTTTTTGAAATGATAAAATCGGCCATTGCTCCAGTATTTATATGGTAGTAATTCTTTCTTTTCCAACCGACAGTTGACCGTTGTACTATTAATATTTTAAGCATCTCTAATGTTTTTATTTGACGAATAACTGTTCTTCTATTCATCTTTACTTCTTTCGCTATCCTGTTTATTTGAAAGAAGAATTTTTTATTTCCAAACTTCTTGCGGAAATAGTTTTGTTTCTTTTTGAGATAAAATAATAAGGTGAGAGTTGATTTACTCATTAATAAAAGACTCCTTCCTTTATATGACTCATATACTCATGATCGATTATTTTTTCTTTACGATATCTCCATATAGTGGTTCTTGATATATTTAAGTCGTGGATAGTTTGATTAATGGTAGGAGTAATTCCTTCCCTTTCCGCCATTAACATGTAAAGACAATAGTTCTCAATTTTGTCTAGTCCTTCTCCCATAAGGGGAAAACCGTCGTCTATATTTATATTTGGTTTATATGCCATGTTTCACCGATGTTTCATATAGGTGCAATTTTTATCTATCAAGAGTATAAAACACAAAAACCCCTACAATCTTAACTTGATGGATAGGCGATATTACAAGACAACGCCGCTTATCTGGGGAAGAAGGCAAATACTCACCTGTCCACCAAGTTAAAACTATAGGGGTTATTTACTCCCTATATGCGCTGCCTTGTATTCACCATTCCCCAATGATGTTATATATTATGAATGAATTTATTAATTATGTCAATGATTTTTATACTCAATAAATTCAACGAGTAGTTATTTTGTGAATCCAAAGAGGATTTTAATACTACCCTCGACCTGCACTTTTACTCCCAATGTCTTCTCAAGCCCTTGTTTCATAAGGTCATAAAGGTCATTGGAGATTTCTTCAGATTCTTCTGCGTCCTCATTGAGTATTTCAATTACTTTTTTCTCGGTCTCAAGATCCGGTTGGTTCTCAGGTTCTACAGGAGGCTCATCGTTAAGGAATGAGTATTTCTTCATCCAAGGATACTTCTCGGTCAATGTATCATATGTGACCTTTTTATTTCGGCGGTTTGCAAGGTCGTATATCTCATCCGTGGTCATGTCGTAGGCTTCTTCTACAAGACCCCATGAGTAGATTGGTTTTTTACCGGCCGCGATATTCTTACGAAGCATGAGTCTTTGTAATGGGCTACGATATAGACCAGTGAGTATTCCCGGGATACCCAAGTCTTTCTTGTGGGTATAAATATTGAGGTTATCGTCTTCTCTGATTATGTCGTTAATTTCTTTTGCTCGTATTCTTCTTCCTGTCAATAGTAATGCGATTGTCTTCTTTTTCAAATTCTTCGATTTCATGTTGTTCCTCCAATATTCACGATTTATTTGGCGTCTAGGTAGTAGAGTAGTTATTGTACTACGTCCATTTTTTTTACCTACTTTAGTTCTTGGACTATAATAACGACTCGGCTCCTTCTCCTTTTGGTGGAAGTCTTTGAGTGATTCCTTCTTTTTGATATCGTCATCTTTCTCAATGAGATATTCGGTCAAAGCCTTCCCACCGACCGTAATACCGTTTTGTGCATTCATAGTAGTAATCCTCTTATTGAGGAGATTGTTCTCATGTCTTGTTCATTAGGATCTCCTCGGTCTAGTTCGACAATTTCTACTTCCATAAAAGCAGACAATTTATTAGCGTACCGATACGCCTTTTCAATTGCATCCTCATCAGGTATAATAAAAACTTTTTTAATCCTCCTTTCTGTGAGTAGTAGTAATTGCTCATCGGTAATTAAAGTTCCAGACGCGCCTATTGCTCCTTTCCCTATACTCCATACATCTGTAACTCCCTCAACTATAACGGCTTTGCGACCATGTACATTATCGATATTATAAAATGTACTCTTTATAGGTATGGCCGCTGATTCATTAGGACATGCGAGATATTTCTTCTCGGCCCTGTTGGTTATGTCTCGAGCAACAAAGTTGACTATATGGCCATTCAGGTAATATGGAATGATGATTCTGAATCGATATTTGCTTGTAGTATACACGGCCCTGATTTTATACTCATCTTTTAAATGTCTCAATGAGAAACCCCTACTCCTTATATATTTACGATGCGGCTTCGGAAACAAAGAAGAGGAAATGTTGGGGAGTATGCCTTTTCCGGCTGGAGACCGGCTGGAGGCAGAAGTGTAGGAGGACAAGTCCGTGGAACCACTTCCTAGGGCATACTCCCCGAGGTCTAATTCTTCTACTACATCTTTCGCATGACCCCAACTGCATTCGAGTATTTCTCTTATCAACTTTACTATACTACCTGTCTCACCACATTTCCAACATGAGAATTTTGTCTTGTCAGGAGTCACGCCAAGGTGGTTCAAGTCGTCATCGCAAAAAATGCAATTAAGACCAGTCCACCCTTTACTCACATTCTCACCTTCGGTAGAATATTCAATACCGTTATCTTCAAGCCACTCTATAAAATCTACCATTATTTGATCCATCCTTCTCGATAATACACTGCCAACCTTTGAATGGTATGCTCCGCCAAATACCGGTACGGGTCAAGGAAGTCTACTACTTCTACTTGTGACTTCTCATCCGTAACCCTAAAACCTCGCCCGATAGCTTGCAATGTCATTATCTCAGATTTTCCTCCGCAGGCATTTACTACTACGTCAAGCGAAGGTATGTTAATACCCTCACGCCAGACAGCAGTAGATATTACTACTTTTATTTTTTTACTACTCAAGGCCACCTTTGTCTCCTTGCGTAATACCGACGCCGTTGACCCCTGTACAAATGCAACCTTTACTCGAGCCCGCCTGAGTAGACTTCTTAATATGTCGCCATGATCGATATCTTTGATCATTATCAATACCGACTTTTGTTGTTCTACTCGGTTATGGACTATTTGAACTATGCTCCCATTTCTTACCCTACTATTTACGATCCCATGAGTATAAAGGTCTCGGTACTTATGATATTGACCGACCATCTTAGTTCTAGCAACCGGAACCAAAGTGATTTTGGGCTCTGCTAATACTTTACTCTTTATTCCTTCCTTAGTTGTGTACTCATACAATACTGGCCCGATGATTCCCTCAAGTGCCAACTTCTCTTTTCTACCTTCTGGCAGGGTCGCCGTGAATCCCAATTTTACAGGAGCCAACATGCTTTGAACTACTTCTCCGAATTGGCAACTCCTCGAGTTTACATGGTGGCACTCATCTACTATCACCATACCGAAGTAGTCTGAGTAATCCATCGCATTTATTTTTGAAAAAGATTGGATGGTAGACATTATTATATCAGCATTATGATCAATTACTCTACTCATCCCTCCGCCTATAATTTGAGGACGCAAGTGTGCCATGTGAATTTGGGATTCTTCAACCATTTGAGCGAGTAGATCTTTGGTATTGCATAGGAATAAAATAGGAGTATTACGAAAGACAGAACAAGCCGCCAAAATTATGAACGTCTTGCCTGAGCCGGTAGGTGAGAGGATTACTCCTCTTTGTGAAAAGATTATCCTGCGGAGTGATTTGGTTTGGTACTTTCTAAGAACGATATCCAAATCGTATTTTGAATGTCTCAATTTCTCAATGGGGTTTTTACTCACTGAGTATTTGATCCTTCTTTTATTGAGGTACTTCTTAACCTTTGGTAGTAGTCCAGTAAGGAACAACCCAGACCGCTTATCTATAAAGGATCTGGTTTTGATACTACTCTTTGTACCGAAGGCCGCGGCCCGAGTTACAGTTTCCTTAAAGGAAAGGCATTTGTAAATCTCGGACCGCAGGCTTTTGTCGGCGCGACAGTGTACGGTGTCTAGTATTTCTATTTTCGATTTCATGCTTTCATTATAACAGAATTTAATGTGAAATTGTTAATTAATTTTTTTGATGTATCCATTTAATTCGCTGAACACTTTCCTCACTTTTAATCTACTACCCCACTTCTTACGAAAGAATTTCTTTATGAAATATGTATGGTCGTTTTTCCTTCTTCGTATAAGCCCAGTTTTAACGGATATACAGGCATTTACGAAATCCACAGGCGAATTGAGTATTGTCGAAATCACTTCTTTTGCTTCGTCTGAGAGTTTGTTATAAGTGTCATTTTTAATGACCGCTTCTTCGGGATTTACTACATCGTCAGATATAATATCGTAGTCGTCTAGAATTTCTACTCCTCCCTCCTTTATTATCATCCAAGCGGAGAAAAGGTCACTATCGTCTAAATCCCTTTTTGCCCTTTGTCTTCTTAACTTTACCATCTTACGGGATCTTTTTAATTTTCTCATGTCATGACGCCCTCCTTAAACGCTTAGGTTTTTTAAGGGACGTTCTACTAATTACTCTTTTTGGTTTTACGGATTTACTTATTTTTTTCAACTTCTTTGTAGCGGGTTTTCTCGTTAACTTCTTCGTTTTCTTTTTCCTCGTCAAAGCCTTTGTAGTCGGGGCCTTGGCGAAATGTTCTTCGGAATAACGAATTACTCTATCAATATGAAAATGTTGTCGGTCGCAACTACTACATTTTAATTTTTTAAATGTTTCCATCATGCCACTTGAACGTCTATTCTCGCACTCATTGAGTGTTATCCAATACTCACACTCATCGCACCAGAACCATTTGGCAGGGCGGAACTTCTTGCAACCTTTGTCTCTACTATCGACCCATTTGGCTTTAGGTCTACAATACCGTAATACTTTTTTAGGGTCTCGGATCTTTGCTTTTTTATGACCGACACAATACCGACAAAATAATGTACTCGGTTTTACTTCAATTTTCCCTCTACTGATTTGTTTCATGTTTCCTCCTCGGTCTAAATTGTTAATATAAAACTACTACATAAGTATAATCTCCAATGAGTACTACGAATGATTACTCACTCGTAGTACCGATGATAATTATACCTCAACTACTCGGCCCTGATGATCATCACCATAAAACCCTCGAATAACTTCACGGTAGCAAATGTCTATCATCCGTTCAGCTTCTTCCTTTGTCTCATACTCATAAGGTTTTTCGTCTTTACCATTGGGCTTAATACTCACCCACTCATTGTTCGTGTTAGGTGTCTTCAACTGCATTTGCCATGCCATATAATACCTCCTTACATCCTTATGATATTGATTTCCGCCATTCCCCACTTCTCGGGAACTCCCATTCCTTCAGGAACCGGCTCAATGCATTCCATTCCTACATTGCCACAAACAGTACAAATACAATAAATATCGCCCCAGTGATTTGTTCCTGTTTCTATTTCATTTCGACAATACTCATTTTTACATCTATAGGGCTTGATTGAGTATTTGCCTGTGACTGGTTTACTCGCCATCTTCGTCACCTCCCTGTATACTTTTAATTTTAGGGATAATACAATCCGACGTGTGTTCAGGATTCGCTTCTGTCCATTGACCACAATACCAACATTTATCTGCGATCAATGAGAAGTTCAAAACCTTATCGAGAATGTCTTCTACTTCGCCAAAGCCTTTCATTTTCAACATCCGATAGGCCTTGTTCGCAAAGTCGAAAAACTCCCATTCCGTTTTACTCAGAAAGTTTTGACCATAACGATTAATTTGAAAAGTGTAATAGTCACTGTCATGGGCGACCGCCTTAATAAAACTAAATGGGTCTTCTACTTGTCGTGCTCTTCTAAACATGTTGTCCTCCTTGGTTTAAGTTAACTACTTTACTACTCGGTAAGCCTCCAATGAGTACTACGAATGATTACTCACTCGTAGTACCGATGAGGGTTTACTTCCATGCTTTAGGGATCATCAAGTCTTCCGCCATGTGCATGAACTTTGTTCCTTGTGCGTTCATGAGTATTCGGCCTTTTGGATTTACTACTTTGTGCGGGCCATAAGCACAACCGACCGAAACATGTTCATCTGTCAGGTATCGGCCTTGTAGAAATACTACATCGCCTTCTTCTACTTTTTTCCATTTGAGATGTTTGAATCCTTTTACTTTAATCTTCTCACCCATAATACTCATCTCCTTTTTGGTACGGGTTGAATGAGGAAATATCTCCCCTCATTATTATTAAGTGCATAATACCCTTTACTCGGTTTGTCCGGCTCGCCGATGAATATCTCGCCTTCTTCTATCTTTCGTCTTACCAGATTAATAACTTCAAATTGATCTAGTTCGGTCTCATACCTTTGATAATACTGAGCCGCGGCAATAAAAGAAACAAAGTACGGCGATCCTGAAATAACCCTTCTACTCACTAGTGGCATTTTTATTCTCCTTTATAGAGGTTTTACCTAGATAATACCATCTCGCCAGTTATATCATTTTCCCACAACTTAGCATCTAGTTCCGCAGAAACGTAATTAATATCTTTCTGCTCAATACCCCATAAGGCGCAAGCCTCATTTAAAGTAAATCGATCATTTGAAGGGTTTTTATCTACTACTTTACTCAATACGTTTATGAACTCCAACGCCATCGCGGTTGTCATGCAAACAGAAAGATATCTGTCGTTTCCGGTTCTTTGGAACTCCATACGAATCAAGTCAGTTCCTTCTACTCGATCAATTCTTCCTTCACCCATTTTGTGCATAGGATCTGAGTGAGTAGTCGCAATACCAGTACTGATTTTTTTCACGATCATTTTGTCCTCCTTGGTTGTGGTTGTTATTGTACTACTTGGTTAAGCCTCCAATGAGTACTGCAGACGATTACTCATCTGCAGTACCGATGAGGGTTTAACTCAGTACCGCCTTGGCGTTCTTCTTAATTGTTTTCGCTATTGAAGGAGTCAGCACCTTGCAAAGATCCTTAAGTTTGGCCTTCGCTATAATACCGATTGTTGTGAATCCCTTATTATAAAGAGCAATTGCTCTTTTCCCGCCGACCATTTTGATTTTGGTCAAAGGAACAATTTCCTCGGAAACGCCATACTTAAATCTCAATGGCAATGTCTCCCAGATTTCACTTTCCCACAAAGCGTATTGAGTATCGATCAATTTGAGTGCTTGATTTATTCGTTGGATATCCCATATCAATTGACGTTGGAGACCCTTCAAAACATCAGGCACTTTCTCTTTTCCAGTGAGTGAGTAATGTAAAGCAATTGCTCCGCGCACTGAATTAATACTCGGGCGAATATCGAAGTCATTTGTCATTGTACTCACAAAGTCACTGACCTCATTATATATTTGTTTTTGTTCGTATGGCAAGGCGTTCATGGGAACGTCGCCAACTGCCCAAGCGAGTAAAGCATCATTCGTTTTGTCTACGTTAAAAACTTTATCGAAGTTTTTATACCACGCATAGACATCTGAGGGATGGAAGTAAAGCCAAGCACAGACCCGGCCTAGGCCGGTCGGGCTTATACGAAGACCATCGCCTTCGATCATTTCCATCTCACTGTATGAATTGAGTAGATGCTCACCTTGTTCTTTACTCATTGAGTTTTCCCCGGCCTGTAACGATGCCAGACTTCTGCCGTACCATTGGAGAAGTGAAAGGCTATCTTGAATTGTCTTTGTCTCAATTTCGGCAATGACATGGAACGGCATAAAATTATCTAGCACTGATAATACCGGCCTTGGGTTTGCAAACTTGTCTCGCCATGTAGATGTCTCATATGGCGGGATGAGAAGATAAACAAAACCTTCTTCGTCAATACCATAACGGCCCGCACGTCCGGCCATTTGTATGATATCAAGTTCGTCTACTTCGTTAATACCACGATGTATTCCTACTATGATAACGTTTCTAGCAGGAAGGTTTCTTCCCCATGCCAAAGTAGAAGTACTCACAAGAATTCTGATACCATTTTCTCGATCAGAAAACTTTCCTTCTACTTCCAACCTATCGGCAAGTTCAAGGTCGGCAGAATGAAAGTGAGCATTTTCACCTTCTTCCTGCAACCGCTTGACAAGACGACGGCCGGAACCTTTGTCATGTACGAAGATAAGGAACTTCTCTTTTGGTTTACTCATTGCAATTGCTATCGATGAATTTATTTTAACTGCCTGAGTTGCCCAGTAATCTTCCTGGCCACTTCCATAATACGCCGGAGTATACTCAACAAAATTATAATTGAGTTCAACCGGCCGCCATGTAGAAAAGACTACTCGTGTAGCTTTACCGTTCAACTGTTCGAGCCATGTTGCCAACTCATTACAGTTGGGCATTGTAGCAGACAAGAAAAGTATTCGCGCCTTTTTATTAATAGAGGTAAATCTCATAATACCGGTCTCAACGGCATGACCTCGATCAGTAGTGAGTATATGACTTTCGTCAACTACTACAAGCCCGGTTTGTTTGAGCCAGTAGTTTTTCTCAGACTTCATACGTCGAGTCCTTGAGTCGCACATTTCAGAAGTCATAACAATAATATGAGCATTTGAAAGTTCCTTCATTCGCTTTTCAGATAAAGTATAATCACCAGTGAGTATACTTATATTGTAATCAGCAAACCGAATCTTCCAATCCTCATATTTTTCCTGAGTCAAGGCCTTGAGTGGAGACAAGTAAATTACTCGCTTACCTTTACTCAAAGTCGCATCCATCAATAGCTCCGCACATACAGTTTTACCGGCAGAAGTATTTGCTCCGATTATAAGATTGCCGTCCTCATTTGCATAAGGTAGTACCTCAGACTGAACCGGGTTGAATTTAGGAAATGAGTATTTGAATGGTTTGTACTTTTTGGTACTAACCAGTTTAATATCATTTGATTCATTTACTACCGGCTCATTGATTATATCCCTCATTTCTTCGATGGATCTTCTTTCTTCTTCTTCAGTGAGTATTTCTTCTTCGGCTTCAGTGAGTATTTCTTCTTCGGCCGATCTATCAACCCACTCATCTTTAAAATAAGGATCATGTTTAAGTACCGTTGCTTCAAAAGTATTACGTCCCTTGGGATTCTTCTCGCCCAATACCCACGCCAACTGTTTATCAGAAAGAGTATTACGTTCTTCTACTTGTTCAAGTAGAGAAGTTGCAAACTCAGACCAGTTAACAGCATCATGAGAAAGAATCGCCTTAACGTATGGAATATCAATGTCTATAATTTCCAGAATATGGGCTTGATTATAGAACTCATCAATACGAGACTTGAGACGTTCGCCAATTGAAGTGGCTCCTTCTACTCGGAGTATCTTCTTGCCTTTACCAATAGGTCTATTGTTTACCTTATCCCAAAATACTACTCGGATAGCATCACTGCCAATCCGCCGGGTTACACCGGTTCTAATGTCGATAGTTGAGTAAACGCGAACGTCTACTTTATCGGAATTACTCGGTGTTTGATAAACAACTTCCTTGCAGTTAGGAACTTCTACTACATAAAAATTACGCGGCAGATGGTTCTCGAACTGCTCCTGTGTTAGTGTTACGAAGTTACTCATTTTGTCCTCCTTGTTGTTGTTTTAATTAAACTTCCTCCCAATTATAACGCCTTTCACAATTGAATCTCCAATGAGTACTACGAGCAATTACTCACTCGTAGTACCGATGATGATTCAACTACTCAATATCATCTGTGCTGTGAAAAGATACTCGGTTCCACTTCCGAGTAGTCTTCTTCGCCATGCTTTCAAACACGGCATCGCCCAACTCAGAACGGGCCTTGGTATTACTCACTGAAGCAAGCAGACCAAATTTCTTTGGCCCGACTTTCTTCTTCAGTTTCGCAGGGGAAAGAGTAAAAACATCTACGTCCTCAATTACTACGCATGATTTATTATACCCTTTGATAAACCCCTTTTCTGTTGCTTCAGCGTGGGTTCTCAAATCAGTTTTGATTTCGTCCAGTCTGGCAGTGAGGTCTTTAATATGGCCGGCGAGTTCCTTGCCTTCCGTAACTAATTCTCTCACGCCCCGAATTCGTTTGAGTAATCTTTTTTTCTTAGGCATTGTTTTGTCTCCTTGTTTCTTTGTTCCATTCCTCTACTACTACAGCATTTTCAGGAATGGTGAAGTTAAAAACATACGTCCATGCTTTTGTCTCATCTACTACTATCTGGATTCGGTGATAAAAACTACCTTTCAAATCTTCCGGATTGTATCCTTCGAGCCTGTCGCACTTTCTCAATGTCTCATCGATATCACTCACTTTCATGAGTTCTCCGATTACTCGATCTTTGCCTTTGGTCAATACCATTGCAGGGAACGGCCCGAGGTCGAAAAGTCTCGCGCCGAAGAAAATGCTTCTGGTAATTGTCTCAGTCAAGTTTTTCAAAAGGTACTCATAATTTGAAAATCCTTTTTTGAGCGTGCCATAGACAAAGATGTAGCCTGATTTTTTCTCCTCGTTGTTCATGTTGTCCTCCTAGTTGTGGTTAATAATGTACTACATGGTTAAATCTCCAATGAGTACTACGAGTAATTACTACTCGTAGTACCGATGATGATTTAACTATTTAGAATCGCGTCAATGTCTTCTTGGCGCGGTCTATGGCGAATCAACGTATGCTTTGAATGATCCAACTTCGCGAACTGTTTTGGAAATACTCTTTTGAAAAGATTGATTGACCATCTACAGGTCTGTTTCTCATTCTTTCCTAGAGCATGGCCAAATTCATGTAGAAAAGTAATTATGGAAAGATTACCACTCATAATTATTTCGTGCAACGCCGGGACATAACAACTCGATCCTGACTGGTTCATTTTTGTCTCACGCACTGTCGCGTCAAGATCAATACCGCCACCGCTAATACTCGGTACTTCTATATCATACAGTGGTGAAAGTTCCTGAGCGAGTACAGTGAGACCTTCTAACCTTTGCCGATTTGTTTTACTACCCCATAGTTTTTTATCTCGCCATCGTTTGAGTGCGGGAATTACTCCCAACCGATACTTAATACCATCATCGATTGATTCTTCAACCGTTTCAGGGTACGCGTTATCATTACTCATTGATGGAATGATAGATCTAACTATAGCGTCATTGTTTTCTGAATTACTCATTTTTTGTCCTCCTATTGGTTGTTGATTTGTTTTGCATACGTTTGATCCTCCAATGAGCCCCATGAGTAATACTCATGAGGCCGATGATAAATCAAACTTTACTCATTGTACGACCGGCGTCTCCGCCGGGGCAGTGGGTTTCTTCTACTCACTCGATCAGGAACGTTAATACCAACAAGTTCCTCATCGGGTTCTTCTTCGCCGATTCCTAATTCATAATCGTCATCGTCATCGTCATCGTCATCGTTAGAGGTATTGTGTTCCTGTTGTTCCTCGGCACTTTCATTGAAAGCATAATCGCCAAGGTTGTCAGGATTTCTACGTCCCTCAAACAATTGAGCACGAGAAAGAAAAAACCGAACGGCTTCGAGTTGTTCATTACTGCAACTACTCATTTCAACTTCATGTAGTATTTCTTCTTCAGGTTCTTCTACTACTTCTGGAACTGACCGAGTAATTGGTATTTCTTCAATACCAATAGGGAGAAGTCTGAACTTCTTACGATTCTTAATAATATTAAAACCGTATCCCCATTTGTTGTTTTTAAGGTTGGTCAATTGGCCTGAGACAAACTTCTTTTGAGCCCCAGTTCTCAATGATCCAAACTCCTCATTGAGGGCAGTTACAATTTTCTCTTTTGTAACCCAATCACTCAAAAGCATCCTTACAATCGCACCCGTTTTGGCGTGGACTTTAGGAGGCTTTTGTTTCTTAGCCTCAGGATGAATAAACTTCTGAGCAAACCTTGACCTAGCAACATACGAATGAGCGGACCTTATAAAGTCTTGTTCGTAATTTGGCTCATCCGAATCAGAACTACTCGGCGTTGCCCGTTGAAGGGTTCGCCGAACCTGAATAGAACTACTCTTTAAGGCATCAATAAATTCCTTAAAGGTTTTGGTATTACTGGAAACGACACCACCGCAAAGGGCAATGTCAAGCCAGCGTTGAGTAATCAGGATCCAAGTACTCACTTTAGGCCACTCAACTGTTCCCGAATGCAATCGCCATTCGAGCGTATTTCTCATTGAGATGGATCTAAAATTGAGTGAAGATCGCCTATCGCCAATATTGTTTCCGTACCAATAAACTGCTTGACTTTGGCACTCGGGAGGGTTTCCCCATTGTCTACAGTAAGTATTACTCAAACGACTATTTGGTAATGCGTAATAGAAAAACTTCTCATCTACTCGCCAAGCATTTGCTACTTTTACCAATTGCTCATCTGTGCAACCGCCTACATAATGGTGAACATGAAAGCCACAAGTTCTACTCGCAGTAGCAAATGGAGAACCAAATCCATCGTCTAAAGCCTTGCAGACTACTTGTACTGCTTTCATTCCTTCCGTGCCTTTCAATACCGGTGAGACAATCTCCATGTTATATGGAAACTGACTACTCATGTTCTCATTGAGTGCAATCACTGACCCGTCAGGCTTGATATGCCAAGTTGACTCATTCGAGGCATCTGTATCATGACCATAGGAGCCGTCGACTACTACTTGATGATTAATCATGTTGTCTGAGAAGAATTGTCTAATCCTCTCAGCCATACGATGATCGCCTACGGATGAGTGACACTCAATCTCAATACCGAAAGTTCGTTCTTCGTTCATTTTGTCCTCCTTGTTGTTATTAAATATTTTCTCCAGTTTAAATCAAATCTCCAATGAGTACTACGAGCGATTACTCACTCGTAGTACCGATGATCATTTGATCTACTCACCATGAACTACTCGTTTGGGATTGTTACCGATTGCCGTTGCCGGAGCAGGAACTCCAGTAACGTCAGGGTAATGCTCAAACTCGTATGTCTCTTCTGCATCATAGTCAACGGGTTCAACTACTTCAATTACCGGATCTTCTTCGTACCGGCCGAGGTTTTTGAACTCGAGTGTATTAAGGTCAACGGTGTACATATGTAAAGGCTTAGTGAAAAAAGACTTTACTTTTTTGACCTTAATGTTGGTAAGACCGGCCGCGTTGGTGTATTGGATTGTATCTTGAACAAGTTGCTTAGTAGAACAAAATACTCGCACGCCCAAGGTCTTTCTCAAATCCATAATGCACATAGGCCGATGAAGGTCACGCGCAAAGAGTAATTCTCTATTAGCGAAGTTCATTGCCACCATTGAGTAGCATTCAACTTCTGAAAGAATTTCTTTTACGAATCCCTTCTTCTCAACACATCTAAAAAATGCTTCCGTATCCGACTCACCCTCAATTTTCGATTTTACTCGATGAGTAGTTGCCAGTTCAAAAGCCTCAGTCATGGTGCCGTTGTGGACTATCGCCCACTCATCGCCGACATATGGCTGAGTATTTAATGTATTGACCGTACCTACACTCGCGTTCCGGTTGTGGCCGACGAATACTTGACATTGTTTATTTACTACACTGTCTCGGTAATACTCACTTCTCTCATAGAATTCTGATGCTTTCACCGCCGACTTCTCAGTGATCAATTCTGAATCACTTGTGGCGAAAAAACCAGTTCCATCAATTCCCCTTGCTTCGGAAACGACGGCCAGGATTCTCATGAATTTTGCGAGTACATCCGCATTCTTCGGCTTTCCTACATAACCATAGATACCGCACATATTGTCCTCCTTTTGCCGAGATAATACTCGGCGTTTATAAAATTAAACTACTACGTACATTCAAGCCTCCAATGAGTACTACGAACAACTACTCATTCGTAGTACCGATGATAACTTGAATTTGATTAAACAATTTATTTCGAGGGCCGAGTATTTGTTTAGGGTCTATTTTTCATATGATAGAAACATACATCTAATTCTTTACTTTTTGTATGAACCATATTGAATGAGTATTCGAGATTTTCTGCTCCCCAATTCTTAACATGTTTTACTCGTTTGACCGGGCTATCTTTGTCAACTACTACATGCACAGGGGAATTGCAATACAGACACTTTTTTGTGATGATATGCGGGCCGTGTTGAATCCGACGCAATACTCGTCGTCGCCTACTTGGTCGTTGATTTGATCTATATAATCGTCGCATAGATTACTCCTTTACTCAGCCGCCGAAATAAATTGTTTAATAAATTATAGCAGGCAGTGAGTAGTTCACATTGACTTTCCTAGGTCTTAATATGCCCAGTACTATGCAATCCAAACAACCCACTACCCATGCTATAACGGCCTATCCATGAATTACTCATTAGACAATACCAACACGTTTCGCCCTCTAGTATATTTTTATATTGAGACTACTGTATTGGCGGAAATTTAATGAGTAAAACACTTCTAGTACCACGGACTTTATAGGGCCGACTTTCGTCTTTTCCGCTACCGCGATTCTACTCACTGCGAATTTACTATAGCGGTCAATTTTTCATGCTCAATTTTTAGACATTACTATCATGACCATTGCATTTCAATTCGGTACGCCTACAGTGTTTACTCGCCTGCCGTTCCCTAGAGATTTTGGAGGTGCGGGATTATGAACTAAACCACCTAAGGAGGAGGAGGGCGGTGGATTTATTTTGTCCTAACGGGTTATGGCATTTGATTACTCATTCAGTTGGATGAATTATGCCGTCGGGAGTATCATGTAGGATTTCGTTTTTGAATCGTGCAACCTTTGTATGTAGTATTTTTCCGCTGATGATCATTCCCTACATACCGAGTAGTAGTTGCCATATACTCGACGTGGCGAATTTTGTTTCATTAAAGTCTCGCTACCACGATTAATTTTTTATTGGGATATTTAAAACCCCTTCCGACATGGTATTGGATTTCCATTTCGCCTACATCAATTATTAATGTCTACATCAAAAGACGATGCATCCTATTGCTCAGCGGTTATCAAAATGAGTAGTACTCATTAAGGAATGTTTTCCATACCTAGAAAGCCACCATGTCAGGTGCGGATGTTTTGAACCGGCCAGCTCCAGAGGGGATTTTGAAAAAATGAGTAAAACAAAATACTCGCAAAAGCCCGTGGGCGGCGGCCCCAACCAAACAACCGAATATGTAAAAGAACTCAAAATCAGTGCATTTGTAACATTTTCAGGGACTTAAGTCAACCCCTTTTTTTCATGGGGAAGCCTCCAGGCCCAGAGTTGGGCTTTTTTCACTCCTAACACGTTGAATTTATTGCATAAAATAGGGGCAAAATAAATGCAAAAAAAATGAAAAAAAGTGCGTTTTTTACCTTTCTAAGAGCATGATTTCATTGGGAAAAATGGCGGGTGTAGGTAGGTGATTTTATTAGGGAAAAGGAGTACCACAGGGTAGGGAATTAGCGGAAAATGGGCAAAAAAGGGCGATTTTAGCGGCTCTACTCATTTTTCGCCCATTTCTGGCCATATATAGCGGAACTACTCATTCGTCAAATAATGGAACTACTCATCAAAGTCTCTATCTATATCATCTACATCGTAAATGCCCATCAATTTATCATACTCTTCTTGATGATTTGTTATGATATGATCCATCAAGACATTGTAGTTATCTTTTTTTCCGCCGTATGATAAAGTTCTCACTCGAGGGCAACTCCATCCGCAGAATTTACAGACATAATTATATTTTGGATTACTCATACCGTAACCCATCCCTCATATTCCGACCAACACTCAGGACAACATGAGTGTTCTACATCGAAAGTAGTCTTATGAACTTTGCAACTCCAAATAGTATTTTCTACATATTCAAATCTCTCTTCTTGAATTTTATCGAAGTAGCACATGCCCCTCATCTCCCCGTCAGAAGCACCATTATATTCTTGATCATAATTGATCAAATCTCCGAGGCTGTAGAATATAGGAATATTCAATCTATTCGCCACTACTATTTCTTTCATCACGCCTTTACTCACTCCGATTTCATGAACCAACATATAGTCGGATACTTCCAACCACGCCATTGAGTAGTCGTAATAGTTGCCTACATTCAACTTCTCATTGCGTTGCAACATCAAAGAGAAATGATAATCCAACCACGGAACAAATGGAGCATATCCTTTGAGTAGTACTCGAACTCCAACCCTCATTCCCCGTCTCATGTTATCAAGTACAGATATCACATTGTCTGCCGAATACGGTCCGGCCACGTATACTTTTCTCATATTGTTGTCCTCCCTTCTTCGTCTATTATTGAGTTCCCGATATGGGCTTCCTTAAACCATCTTGTGTAGTAGTTTCGTTTTCTCTCTACTACAAACGCTCCTGCTGTGTCCTCATGAGATAAGCATAAGTTGTGCCTATTAAAAACCTCCTCGATATCATTAAGGAAATATTCTACTTCAGCACACGTTATCATTTGTCTCATCGCCATACTATACCTCGGTGTTATTGGTACATACTCATCATCTACTTCTTCTTTCCTCCTTTGTTTATAGGCGTTCACAACGACGCATACTCCTCCAAAGATAACACAACAAACGATTGCCACAATAACAAGTACTACTATTCCTACGTCACTCATTACTCATCCTCCTTTCATGAGTTTATTTAGCTTTCATAATATATGCCGAAAACCTATATTTCTGAGGTTTTCAAGAGTGCGATTTCATCAAGATCATATGGCGCATACTTTAATCTACTCATAGTTCACATGATGTACTACTCATAATACCATTGCATACAACGCACTTAACTTCTAAATACATTGTATCTTCGCCATGAGGGATATCTAAAGGGTAATACTCAAGTACTATCGCTTCTTCAAACCCGCACTTATCGCAGTTAGTTACTATTCTATCTCCTCTTTTCAATTACTCATCTCCTTAAGTTTATCTTATGACCACAATGAACACATATATATCCGAACTTCTTTTTTACCAAAGCCTTATCTTTAAGGCATTTACTACATTGACCTTCTTTACTCATCTCCATCTTCATCCTTTTCGTCAACTTCTCTTTTCTCTTTGCCATAATACCTCCTTTGAATTAATAGATAACCACGCCTACCCTCAAGATCTTCTACAATGAATGCTAAACAAAATAGACAAGATTCTTGAGGATAGACGCAACTACTGCCCGGTTAAGGGTCGTCTACATATTGTCCTCCTATTGTTATGAGTAATACTAATCGCCATAATAATATCTATAATCGGCTTCTGTCCATGTCTCATCAAACGGCGACTCCTCATCTATCTCTAGACTACTCAAATGTCGCCGCCTTAGATTATCTTCTATAAATAATACATCAAGAATATTCTCATGATCATAAAGCCACTGCTCCCGTTTCAATTCTCTTTCAAGGATATCGTACGGCTCACCATCTGATCTAAATAGACATTGACTTGATATAGGCATACTACTTATCTCACTTCTCCAATAGCGCCAAGGAATACAACAAATACCTCTATTTCTAATCCGTTGTCTTAGCGATATCACTGGAAGTTTCTTTCTTGATTATCTCATCTAATTGAGCAAATGTCTCTTCTACTCGCGCAGAAACAGATAACATTTTCTTCATTTGTATTTCCAACTGTCCTGCCGTAAATAATAGGGTATGTAGTTTCTTTCTATACTCCTTCTCTAACTCCTCATTAGTAAACATGTCTACTCCTTTTTAATATAAAATAATTGGTTTACCCAATATTGCCTGATACTACTCGTTGCTACCTGTAGAACCCCATTCTATAAGGGTTTATAACCTGACTTGGTACTATTTTAATTGTAACATATTTTATCACCAAACTGATATTTAATTTTAACTTTATTAATTTAAAAAAGGATGGTATTATAAAGGTAATAAATAACAACTTTGAGGTACTGATGAAACGTCTACGTAGAAATAAGAAAATACTCAAGCGCTTGCCAAGAAGGACAATGGTTCAACGCTTTGTGAGTACTCGGGGCTCATATATCGGCGATGGTGATGATCCCAATAAGCGGCTCACAAGGCTTCAAGCGAGGATGGTTGAGGAGTATGTAAAGGATTTCAACGGGTATAGGTCTTACTGCTCCGCCGGAGGAAAAGCGAGGAATGCAGCCGGTCGGGCGTGCGCCTCTCAAATACTTTCTTACGCCCACGTACAAGCCCACATAAAGGAAAAGCAAAGAGAAATGCGTGAGAAGAGTGGAATTGAAGCGATGGACGTTATAAAGGAGTTAATGAGGATAGGCTTCGCCGACATGACCGACTTTGCTTCATGGACTTCCGGAATGGTAACACTCAAATCCTCAGAAGATCTTTCCTCATCCCTAACATGCGCCGTACAAGAGATTACTGAAACTCCCGCCAAGTTCGGAAGTACCGTTAAAATCAAACTCCACCCAAAGATATCCGCACTCAAAATGCTCGGAGAACATCTCAACCTATTCACCAAAGAGAAGATGGCCGATGAGGAAGGCGCGGAGGATAAGGCCCAGAAGATAAGGAAAGCAGTAAACGACATCTTCTCATCGGTACCTAACGCCCCTATTGAAAAAGTAAAGACGAAAGCCAAAATACTTAAACTCACAAAGACAAAGGAGAAGAACGATGGCTAAAGGCAAGAAAGGCGGCGGTCGGAAAGTGAGTATTACTCCACGTCAGCGAGCGGCACGTCGAAAGAACATGGCTATTGCAAGAGCCGCAAGATCACGGTACTCCAAGGCCGGAGGTGTTTTGAAGAGTGTTGGTAGGAAAGCCACCTCAATCGGAGGAAAGAATTTTCTGGAAGCCGCGTCTATGGGAAAAAGTAAACGTGGCGGCAGATTGTTCTCTACTATGGGTCATACCAGAAGAATCACTTCAGGCTTGAAAAAGGCCGGCGTTAGTTTCAAAAGGAAAGGCCAGATTATCCGTATCCAGTAAACTACCATGAATGAAGGGTCTACAATGAGTAAATTACCTCTAGAACCATTAGACTGCAAGGGTTGCTATGAATGCTGTAAGTGGCTGACTTTTATCGTCGCCTTATCTCCTGAGACGTTTACTGAGCATATAGACTTTTATACTCGGAGAGGAGCGAAAATTCAAATACTCACAGGTTCAGTAGCGATCACAGTTCCTTCCCCTTGTCCTCACCTTATTGGCGGGAGTTGTAGTATCCATAAGGATAAACCTTATCTCTGCAAAAAATATGATTGCAGAAAAGATCCCTTTTTGAAAGGAGGGAAGTATTATGGCGGGGAAGAGAAGTCGAGCGGCAACAAAGGGTTTGCGACCGAGTAAAACTATCACCGGAGCCCAACGCAAGGCTCGGAAAATTAATATCGCGGTCGCAAGGAAAGCAAAGAAGAGGAAAATTGCTTTCATGGGCAAGGGCCGTACTTTTCGATCCGGTGATAAGATAACTGTCTCAGGAAAGAAGGGAACTGTCATACCAAGTAAATCAATGCAGGCCTATGTGTTCAGGGCCAAGGGCTCAGTAAAGAAGGCGAAAAGACTCGGATTGAAATCTACTAACTATGATAGGCGTCTTTCCGGCATCGATATGATGTTTATTAAATAAGGAGAATTACTCATGGCAGGCAAACGATCACGAGCGGCGACTAAGGGACTCCGACCGAGTAAAACTATTACTGCTTCGCAAAGGAAGGCTCGTAAGTTGAATATTGAAGTTGCTAGGAAGGCGAAGAAACACGGCAAGTCGGCGAGTCAAATAAAATCCAAGCTGAAAAGCGGGGCATGGAAAAAGGGAGGTAGTAGTTATTTGAGATCGAGTGAAGCGGCTTACTACCTACGAGAAAGAGGTCTTGGTCGCAGTAAATCAGTATCCCGGGTCAGAGCAATTAAAAGAACCGAGGGGCAAGCAAAACGCCTTATCAAAGCCGGTGTTTTCAAACCATGACAAAGGAGTAATACTCATTGGCAGATATACTACCATTCAATAGAATGTACACTATGAGGTATCATCCTGAGCAGGCGAGACTTTGGTCTTCTACTGCTCGTTTTAATGTGGTGCCTGCTGGTCGTCGTTCCGGCAAGACCGAGATATGCGGAAAGAGGAAACTCATTTTAAAAGCATTACTCGGTAGTGACTTTCCCGACCCTCGCTTCTTTGCGGCCGCCCCTACTCGAGATCAGGCGAAGAGAATTTACTGGAAAGACCTCAAGTTGATGACTCCCAAAGAATTCATCACGAATATATCTGAGACAATGTTGTGTATCACTTTATTGAATAATGCCGAAATTCATGTGCTAGGGATGGATAAACCTGAAAGGATTGAGGGTTCCCCTTGGGATGGTGGATGTCTCGATGAGTACGGCAACATGAAAAAAGAGACATGGGGCGAGCATGTGAGACCTTCTCTTTCTGATAGGCTGGGATGGTGCGATTTCATTGGGGTTCCGGAGGGTAGGAATCACTACTATGATCTATATAAAGATGCTCAAGTCAAATGTCTCGACGATATCGGAAAAGGCATACCTCCCGAGTGGAACCACTTCCACTGGATCTCAGCAGACATCTTGCCCGATGAGGAAATCGCGGCCGCTAAAAGAGACCTTGATGAACTCACCTTCCAACAAGAATACGAAGCCTCATTCGTTAACTTCTCCGGCCGTGCTTACTATCCATTCGACGAAAGGAAACACTGCGCCGCATTAGAGTATGATAAAAGAGCCGACCTTGAGATATGTCTCGATTTCAATGTCTCACCCGGGGTTGCTTCGGTTATACAGGAGCAATGGCTTCCTACGAGTATTAATGAGGAAACGTGGGGAGATGGAATAATCGGAGAAGTCTACATCCCCAAGAACTCCAACACAGTAAGGGTTTGCGACAAGTTGATTCAAGACTTTGGTAGGCATAAAGGCAAACTCTACTTCTACGGCGATTTTACTGGTGGGGCGAAAGGCACTGCTAAAATACTCGGTAGTGATTGGCAACTTGTCAAGCATAAGATGTGGGCTCACTTCGGCCGGGATAGATGCATCTTTAATCTGAAGGCAAATCCTCGAGAAAGGGATCGAGTCAATTCCGTCAACTCCCGACTACTCACTATGGATAACGATGTTAAATGCATGGTAGATCCAAGTAAAGCACCGAAGACAATAAGAGACTTTGAGGGTGTCGCTTTACTCGAGGGTGGTAGTGGAGAAATCGATAAAAACAAAAACCCTGAACTTACTCACTTATCTGACGCAATAGGTTATAGGGTTTGGATGAAGTACCCAGTGAAAAGAAGATATCAACCATCAGGCCAACGTTATTGGAAGTAAAGGAGAATTACTCATGGGAAGACGATCGAGAGCAGCGACCAAAGGTCTCAGACCAAAGAAGTCAATCACTGGTGCTCAAAGGAAAGCACGGAAAGTAAATATCGAAATCGCTCGCAAGGCGAAAAAGAAAGGCACCAAGAAACATTTCAAGGCGGCCTATCAGGAGCAAAGGTCTCATGGAATGCCAAAGAAGATTGCTCGAAACGTGGCATGGGGAATAGTGAGGAGAAGATAATTGAATAATATCGGCGTATGGGCAGAAACACTCAAAGCTATTCCGTGGGTACTGATTCTACAGATATCCGTCATAGGCATAGTTGTACTCATCGCAAAAAAGTATTATGAGAACATCTCATCTTACTTTATGTTTCGGGCGAATAAGGATCTCAGCAAAAACGTCAAGGTTATTGTCAACGGTGATAAGGGAGTTATCTCATACTACACATGGAAATTTATCTACGTCAAATTGAGTAAATCAGGTAATGAACTTGTAATCCCTATTACTCGTTGGACTTCCCTACGATGGGAGATTGATAAGAACGGCATTGAAAGGGATTTGAAAGAGACATGAAAGATAATGTAATCCAATTAAAAGGCGGTTCTGCAGGAGCCGAGACATTACGTAAGTTAGCAGATTTACTCGAGCAAGATAAAATCACTTCACTCATTGTAGCCGCAAATGAACCATACAATGAGGAAAAGAGAAAAGAGTTTGACTCCCGAGGAGTCATCCATCGCTATTGGTTTAGTGGCGGGGATATGGGATGCCTTGAGTTAGTGGGGCTTTGCGACTACATGAAACAGTTAATACTCATTTATATGCTTGACGATGTTGACCTTATAAGAGGAGAATAAAATGGCTACGGATACGAAGAAGAAAAAGAGTAATACTATGTCTGCTGAGGAAACCAAACTCAGGGCAACTCATCCGATCCACGATAAGTATTACGATGAGTGGACATTTTTAAATGCGGCTTATGAAGGTGTCCGGGCCTTGATTGCGTGGGGAGCATTGTACAAACACGAACGGGAGAGTGAGACAAACTATCAGAGAAGATTGAAAGCCGCCTATGGATTCTCATACTCCAAATCTGTCGTCGATATCTTCAACTCGTACTTGTTCAAAAAGGAGTTTCCCTCGGAGATCCCTGAGTCATTGAGTAATGATGAGCAATGGAAGCAATTCCAAAAAGACTGCAATCTGGAGGGAAGCACCTTTGATAACTTCTTCGTGGATGAGCAAAGGAATGCATCTATACTCGGTCATGTAGGACTACTCGTTGATAAGCCTCAATCGGAAAAGGCAACGGTTGCTGAGGAAAAGGAAGCCAACATATATCCTTACGTAGTCGCCTACAAACCAATGGCAATAATGGATTGGAAGATTGAGCGAGACGAGTTCGGTCGGAAAAAACTTACTTATCTCAAAGTACTCGATGACGATGACCGCTATCGCATTTGGACTCCCGAGAAGTGGGAAGTATGGGAGTTGCAGAATACCAAGACCGGTGAGAGGATAGGCGTTACCGAGATTACTCAAGTTGGTGAGCAACCAACTGCCGCCGAGAATAAAGGTAAAGGCATGGCGGCAGTGAAAGTCTCAGAAGGAGATCACGACCTCAAAGAAATTCCATTTGTTTTACTCTATAATCAGAAGAGTAATATCGATAAAGAAGTCGGCGTGAGTGATATCACCGATATCAGTAGGGTTGATGGAAGTCTCATTCGTAACCTTTCGCAGATTGAGGAAATCATTGACTACGCTGCCTTTCCCATGATGAGGAAACCAATGAAGGAAGCCGGTGCCTCCGCGGATCCTGCAGATGAGGTCGGGGCAACTGCAGTACTCGAATTTGATCCCGACAATCCTGATAGTAAATCAGATTGGCTCGATGCTGTAGTAGAAGGCCCGATTAAGGCGATCATAGAAGTCATCGATAAAAAGATAGGTGAAGTTTATCGAAGTAGTAATATCGGCGGTATGAGTGCAACCGAAATGAGTACATCTGCCAAGTCAGGTGTCGCCCTCAAAACAGAATTCCAACTACTCAATTCCAAACTCGTAAAGAAAGGAAAGAATGTCTCTAAGGCGAAGTATGATGTAACAAGGCTTTGGTTAATGTGGCAAGACCAATGGGATAAGTATAAAGATGATGTACACTTTTATCACATTAAGTCTTTTGAGATTGAAGACCTTGCCACTGACCTTGAGAATATACTCACTTCCTCGGTCATCGTTACTCAGTCCGATACATACAAGAAGGAATACCAGAAAGTCGTGGTACGTATGATTCTACCATCGGTCGATGAGGAAGTACTCACTGCAATAGATAAGGAAATCGAAGATGGTACCTATACTGGACTTGGTGACTTCTTCGCCGGTCAACAAGGTGAAGACGAAGGCGGTGAATTTGGTAAAGAAGGCAAACCAGAAGAAGGAGCACCAAGTTCTGAGGAAATAGGTGCTAAAGCAGTATCGACCGCTAAGGCAAAAGGAAAAGAGGAGAGTAAATAAATAAAGGGGAGTAATACTCATGTCTCACCAAACAATAAAAATATTCGACCGTGATACAGAACCACAAGGCTTAAACATCGACATCGATGGTAATGTAGGAGTAGTACTTTATGATCAGTACGGAGACCCTTTGGTTACAGACGATGGCAAGGTATTAACTAAAACATATCTCGCAGATCATTTTACCGATGAAGCAAGGGGAGTAAACGTAGACCGTGAGGGGCACGTAGGAGTTGCCACTCATGGGGATGATCGAAATGGTGATTTAGTTCCTATCAGTGTTACTCCCGGCGGAAAGATAATAACAAAATCATCTCATGATGATGCTGTTGACTCTGGTGAGATATTTTTTTTAAAGGATTTTACAAGGCCATCGGGTGCTGATACAGAACAAACTTTTACTATAACGATTCCCGCAAACCCTTATGGGTCATACTCGGAAGTCCATTTACATTGGGCTGTTCATGCTGAAGCCGAATTTGAAATGAGAACTTATTATGCCCCGACAATAAATGCTCCCGGGACATTACTCACTCCTCTCAATAGAAATGCAAACTACCAAGGTCCCGGTGGTCCTGTTCCCATTTCTCAATGGAGGCGGGATGCTACATTTACAGACTATGGTGCTGAAACATATGCTGATGTCGTTGGTAATGGAAAGAGAAATGTAGCAGGACATAGTTTTCAGGGCGAATTTATACTCAATGCGAATTCCCTATGGAGTATGGTCTTTAAGAAAGTTGCGACGGGTACTCATTGGCTATCGTGGGAATTTAACTTCTCAGAAGATTTATATGGGGCGCAATCTTCAACAACTACAAGTACTACAACTACTGAACCTGGACCTGAGACTTACTCGGTGAGTAGTGATGGAGACGATGTAGTTCATGAAGGCGATTCAGTTATTCATACATTTTAAAAGGAGATGAGAAATGGCTGAAAGAGAATTAAAAAACATTATGAAATCTGGTGAACTGCTTGCGTCCCTTGTTGGCGGGAGTGTTAATGGATTGAAGGTCAGGGAGGGAGGGCAAATACAGCGAGTAGGGGATGCTACCATCTGGGATGATCTTCGAGGAGATATGCTTGGGACCAGACTGCACGCTGGACAGGGAAAGGTTGATTATAATCTCACTGAGAATACAGTTACGTTTAACCCAGGTGGTTCATGGGGAAGAGAAGCAGATATAGTAGGCATGAATATTCAAACTCCTCACTCCATGAAGTTAGGTTCGTTGATACATCCTCATCTCCATTTCAAACAAGAGTCAAATACTGATTATGTTTTTGAATTGAGATATAGGATTCAGCAGAACGGCCAGGCTCCAGTAGTCCCATGGACCACAATCATTGCCACTACTGTATATCCTGCCGTTGCAGATGTTGGTCTCTTATTTGATCCATCCAGTTTGCCAATTAATAATATACTCGAGTTTGGAGCCATCGCAGTACCCGGACTTTCCACCGCTGTCCAGTTCCAAATGATACGTTCTGATGGAATTGGCGGTGATATTGAGACTTACTTTTTCGATGTCCATGTTGAGAAAGATACAGAGGGTAGTGGGCGTGAGTATTTGAAATTCGACACAACCACTACAACCACTACGACTACTACCACGACCACAACTACTACCTAAGGAGAAATGAGTAATGTCAAATGTAACGCCAAAATATAAGGTTGGAGATGAGGTATGGTTTTGGGATCCTATAGATAGCCCGAAAGAAATTGTTGGAACGCATATAGCAGAGGTTCACTTCCGTTTAGCAGATGAGACATACTCATATGAGTTGGTTGACTATGTGCATCAGTCAATTAGCACTGTTCTGTTCCCTGAGGCAAACTTATACTCAACATTTTTAAAAGCGAAAAATGCTTATGAGGGTCATCCTGTCGAGGAGCTTATTGGTAGCGGTGAGGAATGGTATAATAAGGATTGGCAAGACGTTACTGATTTAAAGGCTTTTCTCATTCGTATGCCTCAAGTCAGTGAAGGCGGATTATTTGAAACTCATTGGAAATATCTTCTCGGTGCTGAGGGAGAATGCTCAATAGCAATTTACTACGCCCCAACCTTTACCAGTCTTGGAACGCCAATGAGAATTTGGAATACCCATGGTGGTGGACCTCAAACTGGATATTACTCACAGTTGTATGAAGATCCTGTTATCACTGATAATGGTGTCCTTATCTACCGAGATATTATGGGATCCGGTAGAAAAAATGATATGGGATATAGACTCAAAGGTAATTTCTTTCTTGAACAAAACAGTATCTATATAATGATTGTAGATAAAATAAGGGCAGGAGGACGTTCTTGGTTTGCTTGGGAATGGAAGTGGACCGAAGATTTACTTTCTGGTTATATAGTTCCTTGGACGACCACCACTACTACTTCATAAGGAGATGAGAAAATGGTGAGGAAACGAAGAGTGAGAAAACCGAAAAAGGTTAAGAAGAAAAAGTCCAAACGAGTGGTTGTCCCAAAAGCAAAAACTACTCGCCAGCAAGCAAGATTTATGACCACGAATAAGCGAGTATTGAGAAAATTCGGGCGTATTACACATAGGACTGGTGCCCATGGTAGTAGGCAGCGTTGGAAAGACCCAGTTGGCGCAACGACTACCACTACTACGACCACAAGCATAAGTACAACTACTTCTCTCCCTCTGGTTACTACGACAACGACAACGACATTGCCGGTTACAACTACTTCAACTACAACGACGTTGCCAGCCACGACAACCACTACGACCACTACGTTGCCAGTCACTACTACCACTACTACGACTACGACAACGACCACAACTACTACAACCACTACGACTGCGGCACCTCCGGCTCCGGTGAGTACTTTGTTTACTTGTGGTGAAAGTGATCGAGGTCAAATTGGACATGGAGATCTCGTTAGCCGTAGTAGTCCTACTCAAATTGGAGCAGACACAGACTGGGATGATGTTTCAGTCGGCTTTGATTATATGACAGCTATTAAAGATGGTGAACTCTACTCATGGGGATATAATAATTGGGGAAGTTTAGGTCTTGGAGATGTTACTAATCGTAGTAGTCCAGTACAAGTTGGATTACTCACTGATTGGAAATCTGTCTGGAACGGAAGCAGTGCGTCATCGGCTTTAAAAGATGATGGAAGTCTTTGGATGTGGGGGTATAATCAGGATGGAGAACTTGGATTAGGAAATGCTGGAGCTGGTACTTATAGATCATCGCCTGTTCAAGTTGGAGCACTTACAGACTGGTCAAAGGTTAGGCCAGGGAAAGGTGTCACTTTAGCAATTAAAGACAATGGAACCTTATGGACTTGGGGTAGTAATTCAAATGGAGGATTCGGTTCAGGGGAACCTACATCAACTAAATACTCATCTCCTGTTCAAGTAGGCGCATTAACTACTTGGGCTGATTTGGCAGTTAGTCACCAATCAAATACTTTTTGTGCAGCAGTAAAGACTGACGGAACACTCTGGACTTGGGGTGAGAATTTCTATGGCCAGTTAGGACATAATAATAGGACTGATATTTCTCTTGCTACTCAAGTTGGAGCACTTACAGACTGGGCAAAGGTTTCTTGCGGGGATTATCATCTTCTCGCTATCAAAACAGATGGTTCATTATGGGCATGTGGTTCTGGTCAAGCAGGATGTACAGGATTAGGCCATACTAATAATGTCTCATCTCCAGTACAAGTAGGCTCGGATACAGACTGGGATGATGTTGCGGCAGGAACTTTTGTTTCTCTCGCTATCAAAACTGATGGAAGTGTTTACTCATGGGGTAGTAATAATAATGGTGAACTTGGACAAGGTGATACTACCGGAAGATCAACGCCAGTACAAGTTGGATTACTCACTGATTGGGCGGTTATTTCAACTGATGGTACTGCGTCGGCATTTTTAAGCGTGATTCCCATAACCACTACAACCACTACGACAACTACAACCACTACGACCACTACGTTGCCAGTCACTACAACCACTACGACTGCGGCACCTCTTGTTGAAACAACCTTGTGGGCTTGTGGAGATAATTGGGATGGTCAATTAGGCCAAGGCACAAGTGGGAACACCGATGTTTCCTCACCCGTACAAGTAGGTGCATTGAGTAATTGGGAATCTATTAAAGTTAGCGGAAACGGCATAAGTCAATTAGCAATTAAAGACGGTGAACTCTGGGCATGGGGAGCAAATACCTATGGCCAATTAGGCCAAGGAAATATAACTTCATATTCCTCTCCCGTGCAGGTTGGAGCAGGAACAGACTGGGCAATAGTTGACATAGGTAGTAATGGAGCAGTACTCGCTATTAAAGATGATGGAACCTTATGGTCATGGGGGAACAATGGCAATGGAGAATTAGGACAAGGTAATACTACTCATCTCTCCTCACCTGTTCAAATTGGTTCTCTTGATACATGGGAATCAGCAATTGCTTTCTCTTCATCTTGTTATGCTATCAAGACCGATGGAACCCTTTGGGCATGGGGTCGTAATAGCGAAGGTCAATTAGGTCAGGGTGAGAACAATAACAAATACTCATCTCCTGTACAAATCGGTGCGTTAACTACATGGGCAAAAATAAGTAAAGGCAACTCAACTTGGGCTCATTTTATTAAAGACGATGGAACCTTGTGGGCTTGTGGTGCTAATGGATATGGAGTACTCGGTACAAATAGTATTACTCCTTACTCATCTCCAGTACAGATTGGAGCAGATACAGACTGGGCTGATGTTTTCTCAGGCACATATCATTCCATCGCAGTCAAAACAGATGGTTCACTTTGGGCATGGGGCAGAAGTAATTATGGTCAATTAGGACAAGGAGATGAGACTACTCATTCCTCACCTATTCAGGTAGGATTACTCACCGATTGGGAACAACCATCGGTGGGATCATATTCAAATCTTGTTATCAAAACCGATGGTTCATTATGGGCATGGGGAAACAATGATCAAGGTCAGTTGTGCCTTGGTAATATTACTCCTTACTCATCTCCAGTTCAAGTAGGAGCAGATACAGACTGGTCTTATGTTTCTGCGGCAGATGCCTCATTACTATTAAAAACAGTAACTCCAATAACCACAACGACTACCACAACCACAACGACTACTACAACCACAACAACTACTACGACCGAGGTTCCTGCTACTCCATTAGCACTTTGGGTATGGGGTGGAAATACCTATGGCGAATTGGGCCTTGGTGATATTATTCATCGTTCATCACCCGTGCAAGTAGGCGCAGATACAGACTGGGCTCAAGTTGCCGCTCCATGTGGGGGTAGTTATCTTCTCGTTCTCAAAAATGATAATACTCTATGGGCATGGGGTCGTAATAGCGAAGGTCAATTAGGATTGGGTGATGTTATTTCTCGTTCATCTCCTACCCAAGTTGGAGCATTGAGTAATTGGGAATATGTTGGGGCAGGTGAGAATCATTCATATTCTCTCAAAACCGATGGAACCTTATGGGTAATGGGTTATAATGCCGGTGGAGAACTTGGATTGGGAGATACAACACCTCGTTCATCTCCAGTACAAGTTGGTGCGGATACAGACTGGGCTGATGTTTCCGGAGGGGATGCTCATACTATAGCAATTAGAACAGATGGTACACTCTGGTCATTCGGAGAAAATGATTATGGCCAATTAGGTTTAGGCGATATTACCGCCAGATCATCACCAACACAAGTAGGATTACTCACTGATTGGGGTGGGAGTAAAATTTTTTGTGGTAGGTCTCACAATGTGATAATGAAAATAGATGGAACGCTTTGGACATGGGGTCGAAATACTCAAGGCAACTTAGCTCAAGGAGACATTGTTGATAGGTCATCTCCAGTACAGATTGGAGCAGATACAGACTGGGCTGATATTGGCGGTGGTCGGTATCATAATTTAGCAATAAAAGATGATAATACTCTTTGGTCATGGGGCCAAAATAATTTTGGCACGTTAGGACTTGGCGATATTGTTGATCGTTCATCTCCTGTACAAGTTGGGTCACTTACTGATTGGGAATATGCCAGTCGTAGTGGTAATTATAGTTTAGTGACCAAAACCGATAATACTCTTTGGTCATGGGGACTAAATAATTATGGTCAATTAGGAGTTGGTGATGTTTCTTATTACTCATCTCCCGTGCAGGTTGGAGCAGGAACAGACTGGGATGATAGTGTTACTGGTTCTGTATCTTCATCATATGCATTAAAAACAGTTTCATAAACGTAGGAGGTACAGTAATGGCAACACTTAAAGAGATGCTGGATGTCGCCGGCTCGATGGAGGCTGCTGAAAAAATGGCTCAGCAGTTAATCCATGATCGGGGCAGTGAGTATTTGATGGACTTGGTTTTACTACTTGGCGCACAAGGAAGAACGGATGAAGCATATGAGTATTTGTTAAAGGCCGAGAAAGAATTTCCTGATAACAATCGTGTCGCTTATAACAAGGGTTGGCATAGAATGATGAAAGGAGAATTGCTCACAGGTTTTACTCTCATGAATCAGGGTCGTGCAGATGAGTTGTGGGGTAATGCTCATATCGGTAGTAGTAAACCTATATGGCATGGTGAACCGATTCATGGTAAGCATTTACTCTTTTATTGCGAAGCTGGCCTCGGTGACCAGATAGTTTTTATAAGATTCGTAAAGGATTTAGTTGAGATGGGTGCCAAAGTGACCGTAGCCTGTGATCCAGGACTGGCACCAGTTTTCGCTCGTATCTCTGAGATATTCTCAATAGTCGAACCGAAAGCTATGCTCGGTGTGTACCATGATTATTGGTTGCCGTCAATGTACTCACCTGTTCCATTGAAAAAAGAATTTAAAGATTTATCAGGCAAACCATTTTTAACACCGAATCCTCATTATGTTGAGAAGTATAAAAGCATAATGAGAAATGAGAAGTTTAAAATCGGTGTCAGGTGGCTCGGTCAAAGTGGAGATGATTATATTAATAGGGTCTTCCCTGAGGAATTACTATTCGATGCCGTAAGTCAGCCTGGGGCTCAGGTTTATAGCCTCCAAAAAGATAAGGTTGAGAATAATGGTTTTCCTCCTTGGATTATAGATATGGATTTGCACATGGAAACATGGGATGATACGATGGGGATTATAGCCAACCTCGATTTAGTAATAACCTCGTGTACTTCAATTGCTCATATCTCAGCGGCGATGGGAAAGCCAACGTGGGTAGTCGTTCCGACGATGATGTATTTTATTTGGAGCTATCCAAAAGATGAGACTTCTCCTTGGTATGATTCAATTAAATTATTTCGGCAGGAGCAATGGGGCGACTGGACTGCTCCATTCAATAAAATAAAACGAGAATTGAGTAATGAGTGAAAAACAATTCACGGGAGAGGAGGTACTTTGTATGCCCGAATTACAAGGAGATGAGTCAAGAGTTTCATTACGATTGTTCCTTTGGTTATTCGGTTCTCTAATCACAATACTCATTATTATTTTTGCCGGCACCTATCACAAGCTGGATGTGCTTGTGAGTAATACTCACAGCATCGAGTTGAAAGTTGTTGCATTACAAAAAGATGTTGGGTATATTAATCAAAGTCGAACACAAGACCACATTGATATTGAGGCTTTTAAACGTTCAGTGATTGAAGCTATTGGAACTCACGTACACTAAGGAGAATGAGTAATGCTAAAAGATTTTACATGGTGGACCTATTTGATTCTACTCATGGCCAGTCTGTTTGGAATGGTAGTCTATATTTATAATTGCATTCGGTTGAGGCATGTTCGTTATTTGGATGTGTATGTAATGATCTATCAAATTTCCTTGGCTATTTTTAGTGGTGTCGCTATCTATGCTCGTTCTGTAAGATTTATAGATCCCCATTCTTATGCTCATATATTACAAAATCCGTTTTGGCCTTTACGGCTATGGCCTTTGATTATTGTCGTTATCGCATTTGTCTCACATCGAGCATACGCTATACTCAAGTATGACTTTGGAGATAGCACAATGGTTGAGAAGATGACCGCTGAAGTAAACGGTATACACGATAAAAGAAAAAATAAAGAGAGAAGAAAGGACGATTCATATGTTTAAACCTGAGGGGATTATACTTCAAGAAGTTTTCTCAAAAGATTATTATGAGACAATGTTTCCCGTCTATGGTAATCGCTTGTGGTCCATGTTCCGTTATCACACTTTACTCACCATCCATATGTTGAGAGAAACATATGGAACCGTAATTCTCAATACTTGGCATTCAAAGAAGATGACTGAGAAATATGGATGGTGGGATGAGAAAACTCAATCGATGCAACCTCATCAGTGGCGCGGATACAGGGAATGCTCGTGTCCACTTATAGGTGTATCAGATTTGAAACCACATGGCAATATCTCTCAACACCGATTTGCTTGTGCGCTTGATCCTGTATTCTTACATGTGCCTTCAGAACAAATAAGAAAAGAGGTGAGAGAAAATCCATGGAGAAGAGAATTTGAATTTATAACGGCCATTGAGGAAAAGGTATCATGGCTTCACTTCGATATGAGAAATTGGGATAAGAAGGAAGATGGTATTTTTTACTTCGGTGCATAGGAGGTGAGACATATGGGATGCGGGAAGAAAAAGAAGAAAAAAAAGAAAAAGAAAAAGAGATGACTCCAGAAGAAATGAAGTTGAGAGAAATGCTGTGGCTCCGTCATGGCTGTGAGTTTGGTACACTCTATGGCGATGATGGAGAAATGCAATGTAATAAATGCCATATAGATTTCAAGCGAATGGAAGTATGGGTTATTGAATCAATCTTCCATGATATTGGAGTGCATTTGTTAAAGCAACATATAGAAAAGGGAGAAATATAATGCCATTACCATTACTACCAATACTCGGCTTAGGATTAAAGCTCCTACCCCAGATTCCAGCGTTGGCAACGTCTGTGGCAGGTATGTTTGGGAAGAAAGTCCCAGACAGTGTAACAGGCATGGCAAAACTGGCTGCAGATGTGACTGGCATGGTTGAGTCTGGAAATATGCCACCTGAACAAAAAATGGAACTCGAAGCCCGGATTATGGAACATCAAGAGACAATACTCAAAATCCAAAATGATCAGGAGCAAATGAGGCTTGCAGATGACCAACACAAAAGGGATACGCAAGTCGCTCTCTGGGCAAATGAGGCAAACTCAACAGACCTCGAGGTAAAGAGGACACGGCCCAAAATACTCAGAGAGATGTGGCGTACATGTCAATGGTTCATCGGGGCGGCAGTAGTAGTCTATGGAGCCGCAACATTCTTACCGATCGAAACAAGTACTCAAGTAGTAGAAGATGGTGTAGCAGTCACCAAGACAGTTGTGACTGCTCGAGACATGAGTATGTTCCTTCCTTTAATTCAATACCTTGGCGGGTTTTTATTTGGAACTTTCTCTGCTGGTTTCCTCGGCTACACTGTCGCCCGTACCGTTGACAAAAAGAACCCGGACGCCATTGCTAGTGAAGGCGTTGCCGGAAAACTAATGAGAACTTTCTTAGGGAGTAAGTAAAATGAAAAATGGAACTTCTAAAAAACTACTCACTTGGTTGAGTATTGTAGTTGCGGCCTTTGTGATCATTGGCGGAGGTTGGAAGGCATGGAACATAAAAGCTGACGCCCAGGATCTTATTATACTCACAATGAGATTCGATCAACAAGTATTATTCGAGCGAGTCCATGAACTCCAGAAGAGAATTTGGATGCTGGAAGATAGGTATCGTGGTAAGCAGATGACCACTCAGGAAAAGAGTCAACTCATGGATCTGCGGCTGGAGTTGGAAGAGGTCAAATTAAAACTTGAGCAGTTGGGGAAGAAAGGATCATGAAAACCCTTTTAATAATACTACTCACAGCAACCTTTGCTTTTGCCAATCCTACCGATTTTAAATTAGTAGGGGCGGAGGAAGTTTTTAAGGCTACTCATGAACTTATCTTTATTACTACTCAAAATACGTTGACAGTTGCGTGGTGTATTTCGGAAACTTGGAGATGTGAAGTAGTAGAGATAAGAGGTTGGGAATACTCGAGGGATAAGTATTACTCACTTCCTGACCTAGATGGAGATCCCGGCAATCACTCAATGCAATACAAGATCCCAAAGGCCGGACTATGGCGGATCGAGACAAGGTACAAAGACCTCAGTGGTAATTGGAGTAGTTGGAACAACTCTACTCACCCGAATAATAATACGGCTGAATGTGGGCCGGATGGAGTGTCGCCGGATGGATGGTGGCTATATGTAGAACTCGGAAAAGTAACAGGCGGGGGCATTGGGCCTGCGCCAACAAGATCAGGAGGTATTGACAGATGAGTAAAGTCAAAGATGAGTATTTGAAATTTAATCCATTGGAAGGTGCGGACGGTTATCGTGTCTACTATCAGGAGGACGGACCTATTGATCAGGAGAATACTCCTAATGTAGACATTGGAGACAAGACTTCCGAAATCAGTATGCACGCCATACTCGGCGACGTCGAGTCAAACTTTACTATCGGAGTTGTTGGTTATGACATGAAAGGGAATGAGGGCGACCTTACGGTTATCGTAGAACAATACCCTTTCGATTTCGTCCCTCCAGCGGGTCTGATAACTGGTGGAGAGATTTACTCAATCGATTAAAGAAGTTTTTCAGAAAGTTATTCAGGAGGTAGCCCATGCCAAGCATAGCACGACCAATGAGTGAAAAGGATTGGAGGGCGAGAGATGATGCCTATACTCTTTCGACCGCTGAGGAAATCAAGGCCGACCCTACAAGGCTTGACGCCGCAAGGGTTCAAGCGAAAAGAATGGCCGATGAGGAAGTCGAGAAGTTGAAAGGCTTGAGGAAAGTCGCGAGACAAAAAACTACCAGTCACCGAGTAACCGGTATGAAACGTAAATCTGCTAAGTCTGCTAAACAAGAGTCTAAAGCAAAAACTACTCACAACGTGTTCACGAGAATATAACTCATGGCGAATAATATAGAAGGGGCAATACCTAATAAGAAAGTCGCCGGCGTTGCAAACCTCACTGGAGCCGGTCTCGACAGGAAGATAACTGCCGACGCCATTCAGATGAATAATGCGATTACTAAGTTGGAGTCGAAGATAATCGCCGATGCAAATGCGTTGAGTACATCCGGTGGCAATCTACTCGGACCTAAAGTAAACCTCAAGCAGGCCCAGAAGTTGCATACCTCTCTTACTCAGATGTTTGATGAGACATATGGGGCTTCCGTGAGAGCCCATATAAGCGGGTACTCCGACGTAGAAGATCTAATACTCAATAATTTTGAGGCCCTCGACGTCGCCGCCAATTGGACAGACATCGATAAGACAATGATCAACCAACTGAAACAGCAGTCAGTGGTCGATTTTGTTAATATTGGAAGTGAAGCCCAAGCGAGGATTACTCAAAGCCTATACAACTCAATAGCCGCGCAGGCACCTATGGAGGATTTCATTGGTGAGATAAGTGCGGCGTTGACCGGGCACTTGAGTCAAAATGGAAAGCCTCTTTCTAGTTATGCTGAACTGTACGCCAACGATTCAGTAATGAACTTCTACAACAACGTGAGTGTAGACAAGGGTCGCCAACTGGGTATGAATAATTTCTTCTACTCAGGTACGGTCATGGCAAATACTCGAGACTTTTGTAGTAGGCGCGTAGGCAAGGCTTATTCGCAGGAACAGATTGAGAGTTGGGATTATAAATGGGCCGGTAAAAGTGGGCCTGCATTGACTCACCGCGGAGGCTGGAATTGTCGTCACCACTGGCAACCAGTGAGAGAAGAGTGGTTGGACGGCGAGGCTTTAGCTGATTCAAATCGACCGTGGGAGGATTTGAGTATTCCTGAACGCTTTCATAGAATGAATGTTCGGGGCATGGCAGTTTCTCCAGAAGAGAAGTTGTTTAAGAAACGTCTCAATCAACTACGCTACAATCTCAAGACAGGCAAGCCTTTCAAGCCAGATAGTAATCTCGGAAAGATGTGGTACAATATTCCGACAATAGAAAGAGAGAAGTTGGTCACGAATTGGGCGAAGGCTGGAATCGATATTCCAGACGTTATGGGAGAACTACTCATTAAAAATATGCCGCCTGCTAACTTCGTTACTATACCAAACACAATCGTACCGAAGGCTCCTCCTAAAGTCAAGCCACCAAAGGTTCCGCCGAAGCCTCCAAAGAAACAGCCTAAGGTTTGGCCCGAGGATAAGATTGCCCCGATACCCGACGCTGATGCTTACCCGGGAGGTCTCAACTGGGATGAGTTAGACGCCAAGCAGAAAAAAGATATGGGGCAGATGGGTTACAATTTTAAAGTAGGTAAGAAGTTCAGTCCTAATTCTCAAGTGGCGAAGACATGGGATGTAATGTCTTACGAAGCCCAACAGACAAAGTTATTAGGATGGAAGAGTAAAGGATTTGATATCCCGTCAAACCTACCTATCAAAGGGGAAGGTCAAGTACTCACCAACATTGTGCCAACCCCGCCGGGAGCATGGCAGTCTAGTAATCTAAAAACTGTATCTAAACAGTTCGAGGATAAGTTTAAGTTCTCGGGCGGATCTACTACTACTGGATACACCGCCGCGGAAGAAGCCCAAATACTCAATGACCTTGGCAAGCATTGGGATGATATGCTCTATAGACATCCTAAGATTGCAGGCTACTTGGATGAGGGAGCGAAGATAAATGTAGGAGATACATTAAAGGTTGCTAACTCAGATGTGGTAGGCGGTGGCGCGGCCGGTGTTTTCAATGATGCTTCTGGAGTACTCGAACTGGCAGGGCAGTTATCAAAGAAGGGAACTATCTCTGTAGGTAAAGGCGGGTGGAGTGTTGGTGGTGATTTCTTCACCGTGAGTAGACATGAGTTCGGTCACTATGTAGACAATGTACTCAGGAAGATGCAAGACTGGCCGAGTAAAACATCTACTAAGTTCCTTGGATTTAATCATCAAAGTGAATGGCGGAAGTTATACAAGAAGCATCAGAACCAATGGGAAACCTTATTCGGCAAATACTCAACTGCAGATAAGTATGAGGGATTTGCGGAAGCCTTTGCTGCGTATACCTCTCCTGATTATAAGAAGGGGATGATGCCGAAAGACGTTGAAAGTTATCTGAAGAAACTACTCGGAGGGAAAGGTAAGGCCGTAATACCTAAGGTTCCTAAGGCTCCGAAGATTCCAAAGAAACCAAATGCTCTTTTTAAGAATATAGATCATGAGGATATGTATGATGACTTCTACAAAAATTATAGAATCAGAAAACTCACCAAGACCGAAATCAAAGATGAGATAAGAGCGCAGTGTCCTGAGTTGATGGACATTCTCCAAACGTGGCAAGGTAGTACTCAAGGGAAGGCTCCTTCTGCTTTGAAACTCAAGGCCGAGTTGATGGAAGCCCGGGACGACCTCAAGTTTTTTACGAGGAAAGGTACTACTTATGATATGAGTCAACTACTCAAAGATGCCAATGCTATTTCAGATGAGGAGTATATCAGAATAAGGGCACTCACTCAGGAATATTACGACCGCACAAATAAAAAAGGATTTGTAAAACTCTCACGTGGTACGGATGGACAGAACTCAGGGCCGGCGTTTAGGAATAAAGTCAACTATACCAAAAGTCAGTATGATAGAGATCAATGGCCCAACATTGAAGTAGAACTCCGTGAACCCGCCATTAATGGGTGGTCTACGGGATCTGGTACCGCTAATAGTTTTGGACTCAATGGTGGTGGAATTACTACTACTACAAAGATCCCTACAAAAGATATCTTTATCTCAGATGAGTTGTGGCCTAAGTGGTCTTACAAGGGTGAGCGTGAGTGGTTGATATTCAGGTCGGAAAGTCAAGTCTATCCGCTATCAGATATAAGGTCTCAATTTGGTAGTGGTGTAGCAAAGGTTGTAGAGCCTGTGAAGCAAGGAGTAAAAGACGCCATTGATAAACTCCCTAAGCATATAGGAGGAGATTTAGATGATCCAGAAAATCCCATATTTGAGTCGGTCAGTTTATATATACAAAATACTCCCGGGTGGAAAAATTTAAGTAGTGATGAGATGGTTAAAAAGTTGGAGAAAAAGTATAATGCAATTTCAAAAGCCATAGCTGAAGGAGACCCTGCTTATATATTCCCGGGTAAAATAGTAAATGAAGATATACTCGAGGTTTTAGATGACGTGACAAGTAGTATTAAGCAAAGTAATCCGGCTGCGTGGACACAAGCAGTAGAGAATTATGAACCAGAATTATTCTTCGGGGAGCCAATAGAATTAGTAGGAGCATCTACTGGTTCACTGAGTAAAGACTTATACAACATTTCTAACAATGCTTCTCCATTGCCCGACTTTGTTTCTAATCAGAGCCATTTGAAAACACTCACCGTAAAAGTACTAGACGATTTTAATTGGGAACATATGAGTACACCAACACTCAAAGAGCAATTAGTTGAGTTATTACTCGGTTATGAAATGGATATCGATCATGGTGCAAGTCTCGTTGTACATGGACATAAAATCGCAGGGGATGTATCAGCCGATTTTATTGATATGATGCATCAAATGATTGACCATTTAGATGAGGGGATTGGTGCATTTAAGAAAGCAGTAGATAATACTACTCTAATTTACTACTAAAGGCGGAAAACAATGCCAGGTTTATTTTCAAAGAAACGGAAAGTTAAGATAAGATATCGCCAAAATGCTCAAGATATAGATTGGTTGGCGGCTGCTCGTCTTAAGAAGGTAGTAGACAAAGGCGGGCCTGACGCGGTTGAAGCCCAGAAAGAATTGAACCGGATGGAAGAAGACGAACTCGTTTACTGGAGGGATTTATTATAATGTTATCAGAACCGAAATGTTATACTCGCAGATGCAAACACTACATAGGGGTTTATCTCAAAGTTGAAGCAGACGAATCCACGGAAACCCATAGCTGTTATGCCTTTCCTGATGGTATCCCTCAGGACATTGCTTATGGAAATAATCCTCATACAGAAGTTCACCCAGAACAGGATGATAAGAAACAACTCACTTTTGAGGAGTTGGGAAAGTATAAATAATTTTTTATTTTTTTATCTTGAAAGACCCTTAAAAGGTCATTATAATAGAGAGGTGAAAGTGACAATAGATTATAGCCGCCGGACGGCACAACTAATAACGGTCTCGGACGAGACAAGGAGGTATCATGTTTGTAAAACTTGCGCTGGATAAAAATGGAGCAGTTAAGGTCACAGAAGATGGGAAACCGATTTACGTTAATAATAAAGACGAAGAGGTTCCCGTCGATCCACCGGCAATGTATCAGAAGATTATTGATTTAGGTCTTGAGTCAAAGAAACATCGCGAGGGGTTTGAGGGTCTTCAGACAAAGTTCTCAGTGTTGGACGATATTGAGGATGTTCCTGATTTCGTCGAGAAGGCGAACAAGGCTATTAAACAAGTCGAGAACTTTAATGACAAGGATTGGATGGATGTCAAAAAAGTCGACTCGTTGAAAGAGCAAATGAATGAAGCCCATGAGAAAGAACTCAAGCGAGTAAAGACTCAGTTCGAGGGAACAGTGGAAACGCAGACAACGACCATCGCCAGAAAAGACGATCAGATTCGTAAACTCATGGTGAGTAATCGTTTCTCAAATTCTCCATTGTTCGCCGGACAGACACCCAAGACCACAATGACTCCTGATGTAGCAGAAGCTTTTTTCGGTCATCACTTTAAGGTAGAAGAAGACAGTAAGAATGGGAATGAGCCAGTCGTGAGAGCATACTTTACTACTGGTGATCCTGTGATTTCTGCTTCACCCGAACGGGTCGGGGAGTTAGCAAATTTCAATGAAGCAATTGAAATTCTCTTCGATCAATATCCAAGTCGGGATCAATACGTTAAATCCAAAGGCGGAGGTTCGGGAGCCGGCGGTGGTGGCGGAGGAGCGGGTAGCGATGAGACAGACCTTACCAAACTTCAGGCGCAGTATAAAGAGGCTGAAGAATCGCGCGACACCGCATCAATGATAGCAATCAAAAACAAGATGACTATTTTGAGACAAACGGGCGCGCGTTAAAGTAAACTCTACTCATTTAAAAAAGGAGTAATTACTCATGGCAAATGTAGCAGCGGCCGCAACAATATGGAATTGCCCTAACTACACTGGTGAACTTTACCTCATTGGGGCAAACAAGACTCCGTTTCTCAATATGATTGGCGGACTTTCAGGCGGTGGCGTTAGGACCGTCGGCGACTTTCAGTTTCCACTCGCCCAACCGTGGAGCCTTGAAGCCGCAAGTCAGCCCAACATCTCTGAGACGGCTTCACTCACCGCCCCGACCGCTCTTACTTATGTAAGAAGTCAGGACGTCAACACATGCCAAATCTGGCAACGCCGGGTTTCTGTTTCCTACTCCAAGCAGTCCGTTGGAGGTCAGGTGGTTGCAGACGCCACGACAGGCTTGATAGATATTGGCGATACCCAGCCTGTACAAAATGAGAAAGACTTTCAGATCAATGCCCATATGCGACAGATTGCAGTGGACGTTGACTTTACCTTTCTCAATGGTGCCTACGTTCAGGCGACAGCCGCAAACGTCGCCGCGAGAACTCGAGGTATCATCACCGGAGCCGTTACCAATACCGTCGACGGCGGTGCCGTTCAGTTGAGTAAAGACTTGATCGATACTCTTCTGAGAACAATGGCGAACAATGGTTCTGAATTTCTCAACCCGGTTATCTTCTGCGGTGCCTTCCAGAAACAACGCATTTCCAGTATCTATGGATACGCGCCCGAGGATCGGAATGTTGGTGGAGTTAACATCAAACAGATCGAGACCGACTTTGCAATACTCGGAATCGTCTGGGCTCCAAATGTTCCCGCCGCATCTTTACTCGTTGCGGATGTCGCCTTCTGTACCCCAGTATATCTGCCCGTTCCCGACAAGGGTGTTCTCTTCTATGAGGAACTGAGTAAAACCGGTGCTTCAGAAGATGGTCAGATTTACGGTCAGGTAGGCCTTGACTACGGCCCCGAGGAAATGCACGGAACAATTACCAACCTTGCCACCTCTTAATTGAGATAATCGGCACTCATTATTAATGAGTAAAAAATATCTCAACTAAAAGGAGGAGATAATGGCGAGTAGAAAGAAAGCACAAGACAGGAGGGATCTCGCGAACAATCCGGCTGTACACCCTGAGGAAAGGGAGTGGAAAAAACAAGTGATTGCTAGCGGGACCTTTGGTACAACTACCACTACTACGACCACTACTACTAGCACGACCACAACCACGACCACGACCTAAGGTAGTTGTTTTGCGTTTAACAATTTATAAAAAGTAAAGGGGAATTGTAATGAGATTCTATCAAGGTTTGCTCCCGGCTATTATTTGGGACAAGGAGATCGGAGGTCCTATAGTAGAATTCAGTCTTGGGATATTCGATACTGACGATGAGAAAATCATAAAACTTCTTATTGGAAAAGGTTATCTCGTTGAAGAAGATTTGAGAGTTTTAGAACAAGGCGGAACCCTTCCTCATGGCGGGTTTGAGACCGTCGATAAAGACGACCAACTACCATCTGGCCGTCCACCGATGGACAATCCAGAAATTGCGGGAGGTCATCCTCATGCTAAGCAAGATGCGGCGGTCGGTTATACTACACTGCCAAATAGCGAGGGTGAGGATTTGAGAAATACTCAGAGGGTTACTAAGTCGGGAAACATCGAACATATATCTACTACTGATACCGAGAAAGAAGTAAAGGATAGAGAAGTAGGTAAACGACCTAGGAAAACCGATGATCAAGCCGTCGTGGAAACTCCCAAAAAGAAATTGGTGAGGAAGTCTTCTGGTAAGAAGTAAATGATCCCTTAATCAGTGAGGGTCTGCAATGGCTTCAACTACTACAACGACTACTACGTTGATAAGTTTGCTTTATCATAGTCAAAGCGACTTAGATGATATTCGCCCCGACATTCTTTCATATGGTGTAGATGATTTCACCGAGAGGATGGAGGAAAGCGAAGCCATTATTAATCGCACGCTAGATTCTAGATGGTACCGCAATGTGGCGGCTGACGCCGGTCTGGATTGGCGAGCAACTCCATTTGATCCCGAGCTAGTACTCACGGTGAGTCAGATAACTCGTCTGGCTTGCTACAAATCCCTCGAGTTAATTTATCTCTTTCTTATGAAGGAAGCCTTGGAACCGGATGCCTTTGAACGGCAGATGGAGACATTCAAGAAACTTTATAAAGATGAGTTGAGCGAGGTACTTACAGCCGGTATCGATTATGACTTCGATCAAAGCGGAGAAATTGAACCGGACGAAAGTAGTATTCCAACCGTCCGTAGATTGAAGAGAGTATAATGGCTAGCAAAGACAGAGTAGTAATACAGGGTGAGGAGAAATTAATCCGCACCATCGACGGCCTGATAGAAGGCATTCGGGCCAAAGGTGTACTCGGAGAGATTGGTGCCTACCTTGTACATAGCATTACTCGTCGGACTCAGGAAGACCATAAGGATGTTAGCGGAAAACTGTTCCTGCCTTATGTTCCTGAGTACTCATTTTTTCGAGAGCTAACTGGTTATGGAACCAAAGTAGACTTGACTGTCACTGGTGGAATGTTTGCCGCCTTAACCCATGAGATATTCACTGACCGAGTAAAAGTCTTTTTCGGTCCGGGTTTTTCTCGTGGCTCCGACGTCCAACACGCCGCCAAAGCGTTTTATCTACAAGACAAACGCGAATTCTTCGGTATCACTGCCGAGGATGTTTCAGAAGTAATGAGGTTATATCAGATAAACATCGAAGGAGCATTTCGTGGCCAGTAATAGCAGAAGAGAACAAGTTCTACTCAAGGTGATTGAAATACTCGGTGACTTGGATTCGATCAAACAAGTTACCCGGGTTCAACCTAATACTGTTGATGATATTAGGAGATACTCATCTGGTCAAATGCCGCTAGTTGCAGTAATTGGCGGAGTTCCACAACCCACTGAGCATAGGTCTGGCAGAGGTCCTGGTGGAGTAGATAATATATTGTCCGAGTTAACGGTCGATTTGTTTGTCTACTTCATGGATAATGTCAACCCAGATAGTACCTTGTCTTCTTTACTCGACGATATCTGGGCGAAGATTTACTCAGACCAGACCCTCGGCTTTAAGTGGTGTATCGGATTGAGGATAAATCCTAAAGTTCAAATTGCTGCTTTCCCGCCATACTGTGCTTTTTCACTCAGTACAATAATAAACTACTACCATACAACAGGAGGTATCTAAATGCCCATTCCTTCAAGTGTTAATAATCTCACAATCGGGAAAGGTATTCTCACGATTGCTGAATGGAGTGGCGGTGTCATTGGCTCGTACGTAGATATGGGGAATGTAAACTCCGTTGAAATCGAACCAGTCATTGAGAGACTTCCTCATTACTCATCTCGTTCGGGTTTCCGTACCAAAGATAGAAATCCGATCATACAAACCGAGTACAATCTTAACTTCGTTGCTGAGGAAATGGCGGCAGTCAACATCAACCGCTTTCTGCTTGGTACGTTGTCAGGTGCCAACACAATACTCGGTCTGCAGGGCGCGAATGTTGAGTATGCCCTGCACTTTGTTTCGGATAATCCCATCGGCCCGAACCAAGTCTGGGATTTCTGGAAAATGACTCTCTCCCCGAATGGTGCAATGCAGTTGATCGGTGAGGAGTGGATGAGTATGAGTTTTTCAGGTGAAGGTCTCGCCGACACTGGTGGTCATCCTACGAGCCCATATTTTACTATGGTAAGTCAGGAGGCTACTTCCACAACCACAACCACAACTACTACATAAGTAGTAGTTCTAATTTTGCAAATCTAATCTGAACAAAAGAAGGAGATGTTAGATGAGGTTGAGCGATAAAGTAACGATTGACAAGGTTGAATATGAAGTTCTTGAGTTAACTCTCCGCCAGATAATTGATTACTTCCAGAACATGAGTACTCGGGCGGAGGAGTCATCAGAAGAAGATAAAAAATCTGGTGTAACTACGAATTCAATTGATTTTTTCAAATCAGAGATTCAAACCCTGTTGAGCATTGCATTAGAAGGCGATCATAAAGTCGAAGACTTTTTGGATATGGCTCCGAGTGATATGAAAAAAATCTATGAGACTTTTAAAAAGGTAAATAGCGTTTTTTTCGACATCGCCGCGCAGATGGGGATAACACAAGCGATGGAGGGGTTCAAGTCGATGATCCTGTCCGAATTTTCAAAACTGCTTGTCAGCTCATCGAGTGCGGCCATCAAAAAGTCCTTGACTACGGCTTCTCCTACTTCATAGCCGCATTGAATGAGCACATGCGGATTGAACATCTCAAGTTGCAACAAAATGCTCTAGCCCATAGAACCGCGATCAACGCCAATAAGCGTGAGTGGTCTAAGTTCATGAAGGGGAAGTAAATGGCTGACGAAAAACTTGAGATAGTAATACTCGTAAAGGATCTTGCGACTCGAAGTCTCACTACTCTTAAGCGGGGGCTAGGTGGCCTTAGATCAGGAATCCGTTCCCTGTCGGGTGCTGTTTTCTCATTACAAGGTGCTATGCTTAGTCTCGGTGGTGGTCTGGTAGCGAGGAGTTTCTTGAATGTTGCCGTTTCGTTTGAGCAAATGGAGAAACAACTTGACCAGTTAACCAAAGGCAAGGGAACTGAGACATTAGAGAAAATTAATACTTGGGCGAAATCAATGCCTGTTGATACTCAGCAGGCGGTTTCGGCCTTTGTACAGATGCAAGCCTTTGGCCTTAACCCGACCCTTGAGAAGATGGAAATACTCACTGACGTCGCGACGGTTATGGGTCAACATGCCTTTCCTCGAGTTTCCCGGGCACTCGGTCAAATGGCCGCACTTGGTAAAGTGTCCGCCGAGGAACTCAACCAACTTTCCGAGGTTGGTATCAACGCCCGCAAAATACTCGCAGATGCATTCGGTCAGACAGTAGAAGAAGTTCAGAGATCCGGCCGAGACATTAATGAAGTAATCGACGCTATCTGGGCTGGCCTAGAAGGTGAGTTCGGTGGTGCATCCGTACGGGCGTTGGAATCATGGCAAGGCATAATGAATGTACTCAAGTCCTACTGGTTAGACTTTCAGAAAACCGTTGCTGACTCAGGGGTTTTTGAATTTCTAAAAGCGGGCGTAACGCTATTACTCAAGGAGGTTCAGAAACTTGAGAAGAGTGGAAAGCTTGCTGAGTGGGCTCAGGAGACATCCGACTCCGTGGTATCGGCCCTTAAACTCATTGCTCAGGCGGGGGCAATAGTGGCAGATGTTTTCTGGGGATGGAAAATTATATGGAACGGATTGAAGTCAGCCTTCGCTGTACTCGCCGCATATTTGAATAAGGGGTTTGCTAAACTAGATGAGATCCAAACTAAGATGTTTACATCACTCGCCGACAAGATTGCCAAGGCCGCGAGTATTATCGATAGGTTGGATCCTACCCAGTTAACAAAGGGGATGACAGAAGCAGCAAAGGAGGCCGCAAGTTATCTCAAGTCCATAGGTGGTCTGCAACCTATGTATGAGGAAAACGAGAAGATATGGTGGGGAATAGCAGACGCGGCGGTCAAGGAACTTGACGCACTCACCGCTCAGGAATCTTCACTCACTGTAGTAAATAGAATAATCGAAAACATTACCAGAGAAATGCAAAGGCAGACCAAAGAGACAAAGAAACAAACTGCTGAAGCAGACAAGAAAAAGAAATTCGCCGACCCAACTTCTTCCCCTGCCGCCAAAGCCGCGGCAGAGTTGCAACGCCTGAATGCTGATACTGCTCGAGGTCTGCAGGAAGTCCAGAACTTATTCGATCAAGGTAAGTTATCCGCGGAAGAGTATTACAATGCTCGAGTAGTTGCTGCAAACCAAACTTTCATCGCCGAGCAAAACCTTTTACAGTTACAGTTTGAAGCCGCCAAGAAGTTAGATCAGAAGGAAGCAATCAACGCAAAGATTTACGCCAATGAGCAAAAGCACCAACAAGATTTATTTCAACTCAACTTAGATCGAATTAAAAATATCGAAGCGGCTCAGTTAACCGCCTATCAAAAAGAGAAAGCCTTTGCGGATTTGAAGGCTCGAGAACTTGCCGCACAATCTTCTCAGAGTGATATAACTTCTCAATTCACGATGGAACTACTCGCAATGGATGAGAAACATGCTGAGGAGATTGAGAAACTCAAACAACACAAGGCTGATATGGGTCTCATAGAAGAGACATTCCGTATTCAGCAACTTGAAAAAGATAAACTACTCGCCGACCAAAAGATTCAACTTCAGGAAATGATTTTGAATGCTACTTCAGAAGTACTCGGCGACACAGCAAATGCATTTCAATCATTGTACGAAACAACCGGAAAACAAAGCAAAGAATTCTTTGCTATATATAAAGCGACGGCAATTGCTCAGACAATTATCGATACCTATAAAGGCGCAACGTCCGCCTTCTCAGCAATGGCCGGAATACCTTATGTCGGTCCTGCACTAGGTACCGCCGCCGCCGCGGCCGCAATAGCCGCAGGCATTGCGCGAGTAGAGATGATTCGACAGCAAGAATTTGGTGCCGCCGAAGGTGGTTTGATCCCGGGTCAATCTCCTCATGCGAAGGCGGATAACCTTTCTATTCGGGCAACTGCAGGCGAGTTCATGCAACCAGTTAGCGCCGTTAAGTATTACGGTAAAAATGTAATGGAAGCAATTCGCAGGAATGCAGTACCAAGAAATTTACTCGCTGGATTCGCGATGCCTTCTGCTCGTCATGGTATGGGCCGGTTTGCTCAAGGTGGAGTAGTTACTCCTCCAGGTGGTTCTGACGCTGTAGAAGATCGAGGTCTCACCATTAATAATATAGTAGACCCGACAATGATGGATCAGCATATACAAACAACCCCGGGTCAGAAAAGTATTATGAATGTACTATCTGAAAACCAATTCGCTTTGAAACAATTAGTACTCACTGGGTAAGGAGTTATCATGGATGGAGTATTTGCAACAGGATCAGTCTCAAGTTTTCGTGGTGCTAATGGTGTCCTTCAAAAGGTTCTTGACCTAGTACTCGGTACGGAAGTCGCAGCAGAAGTAATTGCTACAGCCGCCGACGTGGATGATACCCTTAGCAATACCCCTGTAGGTAAAGGGATGGTGAAAGTTGATTATACTATCTCCGCAGTTGCTTATGAGGCTTATGATGACGGTATCGGAAACATTACCGGAAGTCTCATTACTGTCGGAACTATCAACTACTCAACTGGGAAAATTGATATCACCTTTTCTAGTGCGCCGACGGGAAATGTTACGTGTGATTATCTGTATGGTGAGGAGGGTGCTGATTGGCGGGCACTCATGGAAGAGAACACAAAAGATAAGACAACGGGCGAACCGTTTGGAAGTGATTGCAAACAAGTAATACTTCAGAACACAGGTATATCTGGACGGGAGCAAATACTCATTGGTATTCGTGAGTGGTACTATGCCGCCGGAGCAGGATATGGTTGGGATCTAAACGGTTACCGAGAATACTCATCTGGAATGTTATGGGGTGCGAATGGAACACAAGTCGGCTCCACTTCTTATAATACTACATGGAATAAATGGGCTTATCTCCCGATGGTTCCAATGATAGATGACACGATGTATTATTGGATCTACTCAGATAGTAATCGTATCATCGTTGTTATCAAAGTCTCATCGAATTATGAATCTTGTTATCTTGGACATGGCCGTCGGTTTGGGAGTCCGGCAGAATATCCAACGCCATTGGTCGTTTCCGGCAGTTCAACATATACTTATATCTCATCGAGTACAGATACCCTGAGAAGATGTGCCTTTCAAAATTCTGGTGATGCTCAACTTTTCGGAACATTGATTATTATTAATCCTGAGGGTAATTACTCATCTGTTTGGAATGATGAACCTTATCAAAACGGTCCAAAGTTATTACCGATGAATGATAAAGGAAGTTTGACTACTCCAACATTCTCACCGGCAGGATGTGTCATCTCAAGTCCATGTTTTATAGTGGATGGGAA